TCTGTGGTCGCTTCATATTTGAACGTGTCAGCACCTTCTCCGCCCCAGAGCGTGTCAGCCGCGCCGCCGCCATAAATCACATCATCACCCATGGTACCAAGTATTGTATCAGCACCGCTGGTTCCATTGATCTGTGATGCTCCATCATAGTACAGTGACGCCGCCCACTGTATGAGGTTTTCGTTGTAGGTCTGAGAACCACCGCTTGACAATGTGCTTGATGATGTATAGGTTGAATCGACGCCACTTCCGTCCCACAAGTCCATGGGATATGTGTCATAGTACACCAGTCCCGAACCGTACTTGTAGGCAAATGCGTTGTTGTAACTCTCACCGTTGGGATAATCATTTATTCCCCTGTGTCCTATGCCCACCTCGCCAGTGCCCAGGTTGGTGATGTGTCCGTGGTCAGTGTGGCCACCACCGTCCAGGGTGTTGTTGGTCAATGTGCCCGCCGCACCGTTGTACAACAATGTGTCGTTCAGTTCTGTCCTGAAGTCTGTGTCATCGTTGGTACCACCAATTCCGTGGTCATAACCACCAAACGATCTTGTGATTGTGGCTGACTCACCCAACAACATATTGTTTGCGTTTGTCACGTGTCTGTCCTGTATTAAAAGTATACCACCATCGTTGACCCAACTCCAAACGTCACTGCTGGCACTACTTGGCGAAGAACTATCAGCCATTCCAACTCCTGTCAACCATTCAGACAGGTACCGACTGTTGTCTCCATTGTGAACGTACATGATGTCTATGTTCTGCAGGTCGGCTGTTCGAACATCGGTCAGATTGGTTGCTGTGTGTCCCGTGTTCTCGATGATTCTCTTCTGGTTGGTCGTGTCACCTTGATATAAATCCATTGTATAATAACCAACGTTCTGTTTGTAGGCTATTGGGGTACCGTCGTTGCCGGAGTGTACATCTTCAAAGTCCAAGATGTTCTCATGGATTGTGATTGAGCCGTCCGCTGTCACTGTCAACACAAAATCCGCCTTGGCATCATCAGTGCCGTCGAACGCCCTCACAGTGACGTTGTAGTTGGTGTCTTCAGTGACATCAGTGAATGAGGACGCCAGGGTGATCACACCATTGTCGTTGATGGCAAGGTTGCCTGATTGATCCACAGTGAGACTGTACGTGAGTGCGTCACCATCCGCGTCCGATGCCGATGCTGTTGCGATTGTAGACCCCACACTCAAACTTTCTGACTTGCTGACGTTGGCGATTGTGCTGATGGTGGGTGCTGTGTTCACAAACAACACAAGGTCTTGTCCATTCATAAAATTTTCAAAATTTTGAAAATCATCCTGTATTTCATCAGCACCTTCGTTCCACCAGACATTATCTAAGTCATCTATGAAAATTTCTTCTTGATACACTGGTTGTTCGAACGCCACCAGTTGTTCATCTTCCTGTTTGAAGTCGTCCATCTTGAATTGCTCCTCCACGAACATCTCCTCCTGTTGGAATATGTCATCCTGTGCCTGCATCTCCTGTTGGAAGGCATCCTCCTGCATCAGATTCTCCATCTCCTGCTCGAACTCCTGGAAGTTGTCCGCCTCGTTGAATATGTCCTGCACCTCCTTGGGTGCGTCCAGCAACTCGCCATCCTCCTTGGCCTGGTCGAAGTCGGCCTCTATCTGATCCTTGAACGCTTCCTCCTCCAAGCGTAGTTCTTCCTCTATCTTCTGTATCTGCTCCATGTCCTCTTCTGGCATGTCGGCGTCCTCCTCGAAGATGTCAGCGTTGACCTCTTCCTCTACCTTGGGCTCCTCCTTGATCTCCTGTATCACCTGTTCCTCGATCTTGTCCTCGAACACCACGTCAGCCTCGTTGAAAGCCTTCTCAACCTCGTTGATCACCTCGGCACCGAAGTCCTGCTCCAGTTCCTGGAAGAACTGTTGGAACTCTTGTTCTATCTGCTGTATCTCCTGTTCGATCTGCTGGAAGTTCTGTTCGATGTTCTGCTCCAGCACGAAGACCTGTTCGAATTTCTGTTCAACCTCTTGGAACCTCTGTTCGATCTTCTGCACGACCTGTTCCACTTCCTGGATCTTTTCCTCGAACTGTATCTTCTCTTCTATGATCTCCTCTCGGATCTGCTCCACTTCAACAATCTCTTCCTCCACTTTTGCCAGTTCTTCCTCGATCTTGGCCTTCTCCTGTGGTGCGGCCTGTTCCAATTTCTCTTCCAGTTCCACCTTCGCTTCTTCTAATTTTTCTTCTTTTATCTCCACTTCCTTCTCTTTCTCCGCTACCTCTTCCAGTTCCTCTTCCAGTAGTTCCGCTTCCTCTTCCAACTGCTCGGCCTCTTCCTCCAGTTGTTCCTTCTCTTCCTCCAGTTGTTCCTTCTCCTCTTCCAACTGCTCCTGTTCCTCCTCCAGTTTCTTCTTCTGCTTCTCGGCCTCCTTGCTCTTCTTGTTCTTTTGTGAGGTCTTCAGCGTGGTCTTGTTGGTGGCGATGGTCTTGGCGAACTTCTTGAGCACCACGTCCTCGGGCACTATGATGGGTATGCTGGGTGGTAGGAATGCGCTGGTAATCGTGGAGCTCTCGAACGGTTGCGTCAGCACCACCTCACCGCCCTGTGTGATCAGTGCCACCTCGCCCACGGTGCCGTCCTCGTTGGGCAACAGCACCACGTCATTGGACTCGCCCTCCTGTGACGCCTTGCCCGCCACCTGTGTTCCCCTGACGCCTATGGTCAGCACTGGCGTGGTCACCTTCATGGCGTCCGCACCGGTCTTGGCCACGCCGCCCGATATGAACGAGAAGTCGCCCTTGATCATGGTGACGTTCATGGAGCCCGTCAGTGTCTCTGGGTCATACACGAAGTCGTCTATGACCTGCCTGGCGCCCGCGTCGATGGAGAACGTGGTGTCATCCAGGAACACTATGCCCGTGGATCCACCCGTGCTCTCTATGACGTCGTTGAGGTATATTAGGTCCCCCACCTGTAATTCTATGGTCTGGCCGGCACGCTGAACAGTCACCGTGCCGCCCGCTATGGTTATCTCACCTATGGCGTCGGGATCCTCGAAAGCCACGAGCGATTGGTCAAGAGGTCGGCTGTTGACAGCCATTAGGTCGACTATGTGACTTTTGAGGATTGAGCCGTTAGGTGTGACGAGGTCCTTGGGGTTGACGAAGTAGTCCTTGAGCAGTATCTCCGCCCGTTCCCCGAACAGGTCTTCGTGGGTGATCTTGAGATGATCTCCCTGTCTGACGTAGTCGCCAGACGTCATCAGTTGCCATGATATCTCTATCTTGTCAGATGGACCTGCCATGTAAGTACTTTAACCTCGCTCATGTTTATTTAAATAACCGCGTGTATATAAAGTGTGCGTACATTATCCACAGAGCCTCAGATTGCACACCTTTGATAATACACGCACATTTCTGTCTGGGCACCACACTTTAAATATTGGCGAATGAAGGAAATCCTCACAGCGATGATAATATGGTTGGGAGCCAACACCAACCTTGACACCAACCATGACGTGCCGTTGGTGATATTCCTGCCACAGGACCAGCTCAACCACATGTACTACAAGGACTCCGCACACGACGGCAATAAACTGCATGGGCTCTATGACCGCGACAAGGACACGATTTTCCTGCCAGACACCTGGGACAGGCGCCGGCCATGGGACCTGGGAGTGTTGCTACACGAGATGATGCACTACCTACAGGACCAGAACGAGATCAAGTTCAGTTGCGTACAGGAGATGGAGCGTGACGTGTGGCCCACACAGCGTAAGTACCTACAAGAGGTTCATGACTACGAGTGGGAGTATGACGAACTGTGGTACTGGATGGTCAGCAACTGTCCTAGTATGATCTAAACCTTGAAAATTTTGGAAGTGATCTCGGATGTTTTATTCATGACCGCACGATTCACGCAGGTCTCCCAGAGATCATCTGGTTTGCTTGAAAATACCAATTCCTGATCATAATCTAATGTAAGCCAGCTCATGGTCTTGGGCCTAGGTGGCTGTGGGTCCAGTTCCGCCTCCAGTTGTCCGGCCTCCCAGTTGGCCATGCCCAGCATGATCAATCGCTTTTCAGGTCCACCGCCCTGTGCTATCATCTCCAGCATCTTGCGGTCCAGCGTGTATGCCAGTTCGTCCTGCTTCCTGGATTGGCTACTGCCCAACTGCACGTCCTTGGTGTGTAACACTCCTATGATATTGGTCAGCACGGGTCCACCGTAGTACACAGGATTATTGTATCCGGACATCAAATTAATTCCACCCTCGGAACACACGTGCTTGAAGTCTGGGTGTTTGCAGATCTTGTTTATGATGACACCCGCCGCGCCTGAAACGTCGTGCCTCCACATGTAAACAACCGACTTGGCGAAACGCCAGTCAGGCATGTTGGGTGGTGCCACCAGCAGTTTGCCCTGTGTGTCCGTCATACACTTTTACTTATAGCGTCGAACTTCTTTAATTTTATGAGTAGATCTTTGAGGTCGTCCAGGTGCACGTTGTTGGGACCGTCCGACGCCGCGTTGTCGGGATCGTCATGCACCTCCATGAACACGCCCGCCACACCCACGGCCACCGCCGCCGATGCTATCACTGGTATGTGTTCTCTGTTGCCACCTGATGATGTGCCCTGTCCTCCCGGCTGTTGGCAACTGTGTGTGGCGTCTATAACGACTGGGTATCCTGTCTTCTTCATCTCGTGTAGGCCACGCATGTCGGACACCAGTGTGTTGTATCCAAAACTGGTTCCACGATCACACAACCACAGTTTGTCGTTGCCGGTTGATGCCACCTTCTCTGCGACATTTCGCATGTCCCAGGGCGCCAGGAACTGACCCTTCTTGATGTTGATGTACTTGCCGGTCTCGCCCGCCGCAAGTAGTAGGTCGGTCTGCCTGCACAGGAACGCTGGTATCTGTAGTGCGTCCACGTGTGGTGCCACAAGAGCGGCCTGTTGTTCCGTGTGTATGTCAGTTATGATCTTTAGGTCGGGCATCTCCGCCTTGAGCTTGTCGAATATCTCCATGCCACGTGCCAAACCCGCACCACGTTTTCCCGTCAGTGATGTCCTGTTGGCCTTGTCAAAACTGCTCTTGTAGAAGAATTCAATTCCGCAGTAGTCTGCGATCTTCTTGATCTCACGTGCCATTTTGAATGCGTGTTGTTCTGATTCTATCTGGCAGGGTCCTGCGATCAGGAAGAATGGTTGGTCATTGCCTATGTTCATGTAGGTAATTATTCAGATATTATTTGGCTTCAGCACTCATTTGAGCAAACGGATTACGTTCAACAGTCGAAATCGGATATGCTGTGTTCACTGTCAAATTAAAGCCTTTGACAAGACTTTCAATGTTTTCGGCGTAACTTGTTTTTGTTACACCACCACGCCTGCTTATGAATAAAAGTCCCATTCCACCCTCTGCTTGTTTTTGTGTGAAATATGCCTTAAGGTTTGCTAACCCATGGAAGTTTTGTGCTTGTTTCAAATTATTACTTTTGACTGCTTGGATAATTTTAGGAGTATATTCGTTGTTTGGCCAAAGGTCTTCAATGATAAGTGTGAAATCATCTAACATTTTTTGCCTAATTTTTTTATCAACATCTTGACTGTGTATTGCACCCAAAAGTGTAGAATAGGCAATACCAGATTTTTTCTTAGGAATAATTTGTTGATAGTCGTTAATAAATTTTGTTGCTTTATTGAAATAATCAGGAGATGGGTTTATGTCATCATCTTTGAATCTTCCTTTATACGCTCCACCTTTCACTTCTATAGGAGTGTTATCATCGATTACTACTAAATCACCCTTTTCTCCTTTTCTCAATTCTTTGCTGTGTGTGGCAAATAATATTTCTCCAGGACCAATACCCTGAGCAGGTTGGTATGTAAGCATATCATTCCAATAAAATTTGAGTTCATCACTTGTTTGTAAATCTTTTCTAATAATATTTGATAAAACGTTAGAAGGTTTTTGTAATTCGTCTACACTTATACAAGTATTATCATTAATTGCTTTTATAATTTTTGTGATTTCTTCAGACGTCAAACTATTACCCAGCATAAATTTTGACACTACTTTGTAATATTTTTGTAAATCGCCATCGTCTACGGCCTTTACTGCTCGTGAAACTTTAAGATATTGATTTTGTTTTTTACTTGTTTTTCCTTTGATGCTTTTGTCTGGTGTACCTGCAAGTTGTAATGCCGAATTGATTTGATCTAAAATTCTATCACTCACATCCTTAGGTAAACTTGCTACCTGTTTAGAAAGTGCTTTAATTTTCTGTGCTTGAGGCAAACTCATTATACCTTGATCTGCTGGTGCCTCCCTCAGGAACCACGGAGTCTCGAAACTCTCCTTCTTCATGAACCTGTGTATTAAATCTTGATAAAGTTTGTCATGGCTCTGCTGTGATATCTCACCACGTGCCACCCTTGTGTGTAGGTCCTTGACTCCCGTTAGGAAGTCCGGATAGCTCTGCACGTTGGGCATCTGCACTACCTTGGCCTTGGGCGTTGGGAATTTGATCACGTTGGATTCTTTTTCAAACCATGGTTTCATACGGGTATTTATTGCTTATGAGTCGTCGCCGTTACGCAGTTTGTCGTTGATCTTTATGCTGGTTTCTAACTGTGTGAATGGCGTGTTAAGGATCTCACGGGCGAACCATGCCAGTGCGGCGGTGTCCTTGGGGAAACATGATCCCGCGTAGCCACGCTGTCCATCATGCCCGGGCACCCGCATGTGGGTGTCGCCGATCCTGGGATCGTGTGCTATGATCTTTGTGAATGTTTGCCAGTCAGTGCCCCTTGCGGCCTTTAGAACATCATACATCTCGTTCATGAATGTAACCTTGGTTGCGAGGAAACTGTTGATGCAGTACTTGACCATGCTCGCAGTCACAATGTCTGTCTTGTACACAGGACATTCTTTACAATCACTGTGTTCTTTGTACAGTTTCTCAACGGAATCAGTGTCAGCGTCCCTACCACCAAACACGTGCATGGGTGGGTTAACGAAATCATTTATGTAGTTCTTCTCTGTGAGGAACTCGGGATTGTACACTATCCTCAGGTCCACACATTGTTCTATGATGTTCTGCAATTTGTATGCGGGCACAGTTGATTTAACAATCACGAGTAAACCTTTTGACTGGTTCAACTGTTGCATGACATCTTCCAATATAGCAGTGTTGCATTCTCCCGACTCCAGCATGGGCGTTGGCACTGCCACGAAGACGGCGTCAGGCCGGAACTTGATCAGGTCCTCTATGGTGTTGGTGCTGTTGTGTTTGGGATCTACTATGAACTTCTGCACGTCTCGTGTGAATCCATGATCCACCGCCGTGCCTACAAATCCATGTCCCACAATACCCAGTTTCATATGTGGTATATTATACTGGGTATCGAAGACAATGTCTACTATTTGGCTCTGGTCCTCATGGCCGCCATGGTTTCTGCGTCTAGCGGTACAAGTCCGAGGTCAAGTAGGTAACCTCTTTTACCAATGGCCTTCTTGCTCACGTAACTCTGCATGAACTTCTTGAGTCCAGGAACTATGTCGAAGTGCTCCTTCTTGAAGTACACGAACAATGGTCTCGAGATTGGATAACTGTAGTCCTGGATGGATTCCAATGATATCTCGACTCCGTCTATGGTCATCGCTTGGACCTTGTCTCTTGAGTTGTCAAGATAACTGTATCCAAATATCGCGAAGTACTTGGGATCGTTCTGTAGTTTCTGGATCAACAGTGTGTCGTTCTCACCTGCCTCCACCACCGGTCCGTCCTCACGCAAGTTGTAACAGGCCTTCTTGCCTTGTGCTTCCAGGATCTCCTTTGGACATCCTTTCTTCATCACTAGCGAGTTCCATGCGTCTCTGGTGCCCGATGTTGGTGGTGGCACCATCACGATGATCTCTTGGTCTGGTAGGCTTGGATCTATCTCCGACCACTTCTTGGGTCTAGGGCCTAGGTCCGCCAGCGCCATCCAAAGTTGTTCCCTGGTGAAGTTTACTTTAACGCCTTCCACTGAGTTCGCTAAAGCGATGCCGTCATTGCCCACGGCTATCTCGATGAAGTTCACGTTGTTGTTCGCACACAACTTGGCCTCTTTGTCTTTGATGGCCCTTGATGCGTTTGTGGCTGATGGTGTGTTCGTATCTATGCCTGCGCAGAACAATTTCATTCCGCCACCAGTTCCCGTAGATTCCACCACTGGTGTGGCGTGTTTGCTTTCCTTACCAAAACGTTCGGCAACCACCGTGGTGAATGGATACACCGTCGATGAACCTACGATCTTGATCTGGATTTCTTTTGCTACGGAAGTAGATACAAATGCTAACAACATCAACACTGTTAGTGTCAATTGTCTCATTTGATTTTCCTTTGTTGTTTTAATGTTTTCATTGGTTATAAAACGCTATTATTTAAACACACTAGTATTAAAGGAATGTTACAGTTATGTTAAACTTTTTTTAAAGGATGATTGTCTGATAAGTGTAACCAGCAGTAGGGAAAGGCTTCGTCGGCCAATTTCCAGATCTGGTCTGCCACGTCACGTGTTTCTTTCTGTGTGTCAGGTTTACAACGCAGGTTGCACACCCTTGCGAAAGCATATACACTGCCTGACCATATCCATTCTGTCATCATCGACTGAGGTAGCACCATACGTGCCTGTTCGGGTGCCACGCCTTTTACCAACAGGCTGTTGTAAAGTATAAGGCAACTCTCCATCGTGGTCTGTAGGTTGTGTTCTGTTGTCCGATCAAGTTTCACTTCACCGTCTGATCCCTGTTTGCTGTTCACAGGTCTACCACGCCAGGCATCTGGGTTGTACAGTTCTGGGTCATAGTCCACGTATCGCCTTGACACCTCGTTCCATACCAGTCCCACTTGGTGTTTGACCAATTGCCTTGCTACAAAGATGGGTGCCTTGATCCTGAACTGCATGAATGCGTGTGCGAAAGGAGACCAATGTTCGTGTTCTGCTAGGTATTTGATTAAACGTTCATCCTGCACAGTAAACGCTTTGCTCTCTTTGGAATAACTTACCCTTGCCGCATTGATTACAGTAAGGTCATCGCCCATCTTGTCTATTAAGGTCACTTCCATACACAAATTATACTAGAAAGATTTGTTAAATCCTAGTGTAAACTTCCTGCCTTCCTGGCTGAAACCATGCGGAGACTCGTAGTCTTCGTCTAACAAGTTCAGTAAACTAATACCAAAATCTATTCCATGGTAATTGTATCCTATGTTGAGGTCAAGCAAGTGTGTCTCAGGCATGGATATTGTTGACCAGTTGGAATTGTGTACATCAAGGTGTTTGCCCTTGTACTTGTAATTGGTAGTCAAAGAGAAGTTATTTTCAAAGTCATAGTTGTGCATGAAGCCGAGATTCCAATTGGGTCGTCTCAACTGTACGACATCTTTTTTCTTGCTGTTTAGATGGCTCGCGAAAACTTTGAAATCCTTCTGTCCATAACTGAACTCTATGCCATCCGTGGTCAGGTCACTGATGTCGTTTTTGAATATCGTGGTTGCAAAGTTATTTTTTGTGAGAGTTAACTCTTGTGACTCACCGTATTCTATTGCTGTCCAGGTGGTCTTGTCTTTGTAACTGGTTGATGTGCTACCACTTAGGCTTAAACCTTCGTCCAATTCTTTGAAGAACCCCAACTTGTATGTTTCGTGTTCTTCGTCAAATCTGTGATGATATGAAAATATATTATAAGATAGGTTGTAGAAGTATCCTAGATTATGATGCTGTCCGGCTAGGGACTCGTTGTGTTTGTAGTCAAATCCAAATCCAAACTTCTCGTATTGTTGTGTTCCCCTTATAGTATAGTTCTCACTCTCATAATGAGAATCATCATAGTCTCTGTCGTACTCGTGTGTATGGAACGTCAAACTGGAATTTTTGTAATCCAGTCCTGTCTGTAAGGCATAGAAAGTGTTGTCTGCCCATTTGCCGTCTTGTATAGAAACATTGTGCCCATCTAAGTCTGTGAATGTGTTCCTTGCGAACCAAGATGTTCTCCAATGCACTAGGTCATACCATTTGCTGACATTGACACCTATGGTCTTGTTGTCCACGCCATCCTTTTCATCTGCGCCTGACAGGGCAGAAACATTTTCTGATTTGTGTTGTCCTGCTGATACAGAGATGTCAAAGTCATTTAAACTGGTGTAGTAGTTTCCGCTGATTGTTTGATCGTTGCCATTGCCTGCCAGACTTAACTTTTTATCATAGTCAACCGTGGTCCTGAAGTTTATAGCACCACCAACTGCGTCTGCACCCCAATGGGCACCTGCGGAACCTTTGTACACATCAATCTGCATGACATTAAACATGAAGTCCTGTCCGACATCGTGAGCACCTGTGGGTGTGGAGTAATCGTTTATTGGTATGCCGTTCAACAAAACAAGTGTGTGGTTGGAATTAGTCCCCCTCATGAACACGGAACCCTGTTGTCCCGTTGGACCAGACTGCGTTATGTCTAATCCTTGCACATAGTTCAACACCTTAGGTAAGTCTATGAGATTGTATTTTTGTATTTCTGATTTAGTTATTGTGCTTGTAGGTGTAATCTTATCGCCTAACGCATTTGAATTATTTGTATACTTTGGATATATTGTTGTGCAAGGAATCTTGTTGTCCCACTTACAATCATCAGCATATGCCACACCCGTGAACATAAGCAATACGAAAAACATTATATATTTTGTCATAACAGTAGCCTTTCATTAACGCCACTGTTAATTTTTAATTGTAGAACTAGACTTTCCCAGGCCCTCGCTCGACAGCGGACTATACTGGTTGGCACTCCGACTTTACGGTTCCTGGTAGAGCCATGGAATTACACCTTGATTCCCCAACACGATTCAGTATTGCTATTATTTTATAACACTATCTTGGTAATGTCAACTGTACTGGTTATAGTCCCATCAGTTCACGAACCTCAGGATTTATCATGTCACGACCCCACTGTGGTTGCATGGTTATTTTGACTTTACATTTTAGATTTGGTATGCTCTCAACTTTCTGTTGTACATCTCTCGGAATCATGTCAGCGGCAGGACAGAATGCACTTGTAAGACTCATTAGCACATGAACCCATCCATCTTCTGTTACCTTAACATCATATATCAAACCTAAATTATAAATGTCGACACTGATCTCTGGATCATAACATTCTTTTAGTTTCTCAACTATCTTGGGCATGTACTCTGATTGTGTTGGTGGATGCTCTTTTATGTCAGACAGATCAGTCTTCAGTTGTGGATCTACTGATGCGTTTGGTTGTGGAGTCCATCCTGGCGGCATATCCATCATTGTGCTATCCTTATTATCCTGTTGATCAATTCTCCCAGTCCATTTTGTCGTTGCATGGTCAGTAGTTCCTTGATGCCAAGCCCAGTGAAGTTTTCCACTGTGAGATTTGCGACCTCGCTCCTGTGGCAACCGTTCACGATGTCCGTGACAACTTTTGCCGTGCCCTTTGTGATGAATGCGTCTCCGTCCACTTGGTACTGCATGTTGTTGTCAGCATCGGCGCCACCTATGATCCATAACTTGCTGGCACAACCGTGTATGCGATTCTCCTCGGTCTTGGCCGATTCCGGCAGTGGCTCAACGTCCTTGGCCTTGTCCACGAGGTACTGCAAACGATCGTGTCCCTCCAGCATGGCCAGGTTCTCGCCCATTTCTTTTATCCTATCAATTATCATCCTTGTCAGACTTAAACGGCAGGTTCCTGCCTGATAGTTCCTCTGGTTTAGGTTTGTAACCTTTCTTCATCTGGAACCCGTAGCCTTGGCGACCCAGCGTGTGTATCTTGGGGTCGAACTGTGAGTTCCTTTCGGCTTCTCGCTCTCTGCGAGATTGCCCTGTATTCTTTTTCTTTTTCATTTGTCCTCATTTGTCTTTGAAATATTTTTGTAGTTTGTCTTTTTCATCCCTATGTTCGTTGTTGGGATCTAATGAATCCTTTTTGGATGTCAGTACCGGCCAACCCGATGTTGACCATTTTCGATTGAACTCCACCCAAGCCCTTCCGTCATCGTCGGTGTCGGGAAGGATGGCGTCCTCCGGACACTCGGGCTCGCACACGCCACAATCAATGCATTCGTCTGGATTGATCACCAGCATGTTCTCGCCCTCGTAGAAGCAGTCCACTGGACAAACCTCCACGCAGTCCGTGTGTTTGCACATTATACACTTGTCATTGACAGTGTATGTCATTTAGAAGTACTTCTTAAGCATCTCGATCTCGTCATCGTACTCGGCGATGATCTTGAGCTCCTTCTCTATGGTCTCCAACGTGTCAGGGTGCTCAGCAACTCCCACGGCCTTCTCCAACAGTATCTCTACGTTGGCCTTGTGTTTGTTGATGTGCCCCTCCGCGTGAGAGATAAGAGCTTCTTTGATTTCTGCTTTCATTATGCTCCTTTGTAGGCGTCCAGCGTTCTCTGGAATTTGCCTGCGTGTGACTTCTCAGCCTTGGCGAGTGTCTCGAACCAGTCGGCTATCTCGTCGAAGCCTTCTTCTCTGGCAGTTCTTGCCATGCCTGGGTACATGTCGGTGTACTCGTGCGTCTCACCTGCTATGGCAGATTTTAGGTTTGTTTCGGTGTCACCTATAGGTTCACCTGTTGCTGGATCACCCACTTCCTCTAGGTACTCTAGATGTCCGTGTGCGTGTCCTGTTTCACCTTCCGCTGTTGACCTGAACACAGTTGCCACCTCATTGGCGCCTTCTATGTCGGCCTTCTGTGCGAAGTACAGGTATCTCCTGTTTGCTTGTGACTCGCCCGCGAACGCATCTTTGAGGTTCTGGGCCGTTTTACTTTCTTTTAGTTCCATATGGATCTCCTTTGTAAATTACTGTTAAGATTGTACACTATTTTTTCCATTAAGTCAAATACCCCTTGTCTCTCATATACCTTGTGATCAACTCATCGTTTTCATAAAATGGTATGAGATTTAATAGTTTGCTGTCTGGAATCCTCTGTTCATGAAGGCTCTGTCCCTCGAGAAAATGGCCTTTTGGAATTTCCGCTATCATGACCATGTCGTGAACTGGCAGGTCCAATATACCACACCATTTTTTTTGCAGTGGTTTTACACTATCTCTGACGTGCCAGTACCCTTTATCATGGAGGTACTGCAGACTGACGTGGTAGCCAACCTTGTTACCGAGTGGATAGAGGTCGTAGTGTTCAGGAACTGGCCTTCTGTGCAAACAAAAACCGCCCTTGATCCCGCTCAATGGCAAAACTTTTGTCATGCTATGGCTAACCAATTCCACGCAATCTGTGTGTTCAAGTTTTTTTACATTGTTGATCAGAGGCATCCATATCAGGTCCAGCATCACCGGAATGCCATTTTCGCAACAGTGCTTCAGAATTTGATCCATGTCATGATGGTATGTGAAGTTTTCAAAGTAAGGCAACGACATGATCAACAAATCATTGCTGTGCATCTGTTCTAAGGAGTCGATGTGTGTATCTATTATGTTTTTGAAATACCAAAAATCGTTTTTGAATATTACTGGCCTGCGTGAACTGTGTCTGTTCATGAATTCTAGAGCGGTGTGGACAGTGGTCGAAAGCGGCTGGCAAACAAATTCTTTGTAATGCAATCCTATATCAGGTAAATGTGACATGTCTAATTTTTCATTACTTTGGTTTACTTTGAAAAGATCTAGGTCAAGTCCTGACAGCCAGCCTGTCATCTCTTCGCTTTGCAGGGCACGGAGACCCAATTGGATGCCACTTGCTCGAGAATGCAAATGATCAATCCTGCCACTTCTTGGACGCTGGTAAGTCATGCCACCTCTCTTGGCAGAATTAGACAGTTCTGATCTTGCCATCAACCATTTTAATTCAAAAAAAATTTCTTTATCCAACATACTTAGATATCTCGTTGTTGATCATTGTTAGTTCATGAAAATTTTTCCAGTGTAGTTTTTTGAACACTTCTGACCATTGTGGGAAAACGTCTGTGATTTCTGTGCCATGCAACCTATCGAGATCGTTTATCACGTTTACGCAGTCTAAATTGATGTCATTGTCTAACAAACTTTTGTAATTGTCAGGAACAAATTTATGCAACTGATATGGCATATTAGATACTGTCAATATTTCAGGTTTCAACAATATGTCTATAGACATTTCATATTTGTTTGTGGCACACCATTGTTCCAGTTCTTTGATTGAAAACACAGAAAACACATGGAGTTTGGATGCAATTTTGAAATTCACACCATTCGCATCGAACATCTTCAAATTTTCTTCCACCAAAGGCCAACTCAGTCCTGGACGCAGGTATTCTTGTGCCGCTCCAATACCGTCAAGGCTTACTTCTAGTTGTAGATTAGGGGTAGACTTACAGAATTCTATAATTTCTCGATCACACCTGGTGCCGTTTGTTACAAGTTTACCTATTGAAGACCTTGGGTGTTTGAATATGTGCCTCCTAAAGAAAGGTTCAACTGTGACGTGCCCACCAATTCTGTACTGCCATCTGTATGGACAGTTGTCATTGACTAGCGTTTGGTTCATTTCAGTTTTGATTCTAGTTCGTAGTAGCCACCAATATGTTCGTCATCCAGCCAAATCTGAGGCATCGTCCTCGCATTAGGAACCAATGCCAGCAGGTCTTGTATTTTGTGTCCTTCCGCTATATTCTTTTCCTCATACTCTATTCCTTTAGATTTCAAAAGGGTCTTGGCCTTTACGCAATAGGGACAAGATGGTTTACTCCATACCACTGCTTTCATTTATCACCTCCTAAATATTTTTTTATTTTGTACCACATGTAAAACACTAGGTCATACCAAATTAGATTCAATAGAAATCCTAGTTTGGTGAAATAGATGCCAAAGACATAGTTAGGCACCACAAACATAACCAAAATCATTGTGACTATGTATGGCCTCGCATAATCATGCGGCACTGTCCAAAATAACCAACTGTTAGACATATTGCTAGTTACCTAGCCTATCCAATAATTTTCTAATCTTTGGAATTCGTCTCGTGCCTATTCCGTGTAGGCAAGTCTTGTAGTAGATCTTCATGAACCAGTTATTTGTGTGGGAAAGTTTTAGTGAGTAATTGTAGAAGTCATGTATTGCTTTTTGGCAGTCGATAACTTCCAAGTTGTTTTCCTCAGCCAACAAAGGATCCTCACTCAATCTCAGCAACACTGTATTGAACCTTTGAAGGGCCTTGTCTAAAGTACCAAAATATATGTCATAATTTCCAGGAAGTCTATCTAAGATGAACTGTTGTATTGGTCTGTTATCTAGCACAAACTGTTTATGGTCTACTATTTGGATCATTGTTTCTTGACTTTAACTTGTAATGGAAAATTTTCCTGTCTTGCCGCAAGTGTGGCCTCAATGCCTTTCTGCTCTGCGACTTCGTGTGTGTATGAACCCACAATGCCTTGTCCGTCTTGGTGGATCCTCCGGGTGATGCTTTGTGCCTGTTCTGGGGTCTTGCCGAATATTTGTTTCAGCACCTTGATAACAAATTCCATAGTGGTTATGTTGTCGTTTAGGAATATCACGTCGTACAAGCCGGGCTCGTCTAATTTGATCTTTTCTTTGGTTAATGTGTTAATGTCTGTTGCCATCATAGTTCCTTATTGTAGCATAATTCTGTAGTTTGTCAATGGAGGGGTGTTTTACCACCCCATCCATCTTGATTAAGGACAAGTGCTTACTTGATCTCGATAGTTCTTGGTGCTTTACCTTCTGGAATGATTCTTTCCATAGATACCTTAAGCAAACCATCTTTCAGTTCAGCGCCTTTGACTTCCACATCATCAGCAATAGTGAATGATTTCGAGAACCATCTCTTGCTGATACCTCTGTGTAAGATGTCACCGTTCTCGTCTTTGTCTTCAGACTTCTCGTCTTTCTGCTTTGACTTCACGTGCAACATATTGTCTTCGTACTGTACTTCGATGTCATCTTTACCAAATCCTGCCAATGCAAGTTCGATGTCGTATGTGTTCTTTCCAGTCTTGACTATGTTGTACGGTGGGAAGTTTGACATTGTAGGCGATCTGAAGAAATTGTCCTCATCGAACATTCTCTCGAAGTGATCGAACACGTTGTCAAATCCAACGGTTACTGGTCTTAATTGATTAAAAATAGATAGATGTTTGTTTGTCATTTTAGTGCCCTCCTTATTAAGCAAGTTATATTGAAGATCCTATCTATAGCAATCTTCAACTGTATTTATTATAACATATAATGGCTATATGTCAAATTGCGACCTTTTTTGGTAAACTATCTGCCCCTGCCCCTTTGCACACCCATAAAGATGTTGCTGTCTCTCTCACGTTGAAGTTTCCTGAGCGTCTTGGCCCTCTGTTTCCTCTTCTCACGTTTTATGGCGCTGGGTTTTGTGAACACTGATCTGTCTCTGATTTGTTCTATGAAACGGTCTTCCTTGATCCATCTCTTGATCTTCCTGTATGATCTAATGGCGTCACCTCCTGGAGGTACTTCCACGTAGTAGCCTTGGAATCCCAATGGTCTGTTATTTGTTCTGTTGTTTCTTCGCATCCGTCTTTTTAAATACTAACACAGGGTCAGCGCCATTGTCAACCACGTCGCCGTTTATTTGTATTCTTGTCACACCGTTGCGCCTCATTTCAGCGGCATCAAACTGATATGGTAAAACAACATTGTCAACAATGTTTTTCAATCCCCTTGCATTCGTGCCCAGTGCTTTTGCTTTTTTGGCTATACTGATCTTGGCATCTTTGGTAAATTCAATTGTTATGTCATCAAGTCCAAAAAGATACTGAGTTTGCTTTAAAATAGCATTTTTTGGTTCAGTTAGAATCTTTACCAATTGTTCTTCAGACAGTTTATCAACATGGGTCAGCATGGAGAATCTACCAACAAACTCAGGAATTAATCCATACTTGATAAGGTCCTCGGGTTTGACTTCCGAGAGATAATTTTTCACTTCCTTGTCTAACAATAGTGTATTGAAACCCATTCCACCGCCGTCTCTTTTGCGTATCTGGTTTTCTAGTTCCGTGAACGCACCACCAACAATGAATAATATGTTTGACGTATCTATCCTCACGGTCTGTTGATCAGGGTGTTTCCTTCCTCCATGTGGCGGAACTCTACATTCTGTGCCTTCCACTATTTTTAATAGTCCCTGCTGTACTCCTTCGCCTGACACGTCTCTGGTTATAGATGTACTCTCGCCTTTCCTACATATCTTGTCGATCTCGTCTATGAATATTATGCCCTTCTCTGTTTTCTCTAGGTCACCCTCTGCATTTGCATATAATTTTTGCACAACATTTTCAACATCATCCCCAACGTAACCTGATTCCGTCAATGTGGTAGCATCAGCAATAGCAAACGGCACGTCCAGGTATCTGGCTATAGTCTTCGCCATCAGTGTTTTTCCTGCACCCGTGGCCCCGAGAATCATCACGTTTGATTTGTCTAGGTCGAAGTCAATGGGCGGCTGTACAATCCTCTTGTAATGATTTGCTACTGCAACAGCGAGAACGGTCTTGGCGTAGTCTTGCCCAATGACATATCTGTCCAGTTCTTCCTTGATTGTTACAGGGTTAAGAATGCTTTTATCACCTGCGTACAGTTTCTCCTTACGAGACTTGACAGTGTCCTCCTCGAGTATCTCCACACAGAGTTTGACACACTCATTACAAATGGATGTCTTTTGGGCACCCACTATCATTTTTGTGACGTCTTTCCGAGACTTGTTGCAGAAGGAACAGTTGTTGTACTCTTCCGCCATTAACGACTATCTTTAAGTTTTTTGATTTTAGGAAACAGTTCTTGCATGTTGTTGATCTTGTTTCTGTTCAGAACGCCAAACGATGCTGAATCATCAGGGTTTGAATTCAAGAACCAAGTCTTTGACATTGTGAGTATGTATCCTGACCATACCTTCATTTGGTTTGAACTGTAATCCATATTCATTATCACAGTGGTGGCGGCCCTACATGCGTTCAATAACCATGTGTAGTCTCTGCCTTTTTGATTAGGTTTCCATGACTCCAGATACTTTTCATACTCGGGATCATCTCCACCAAACGGATCTAGATTAGAAAAGTTGTTGTCGTCCCATAGGTATATGGTTATATCTTCCTTGGGAAAATACTTGTTGATCTGATCTGCGAAGTTGTCCTTGTCTCTCCTACTCAAATTGACAAGACAAAAACTTTTATTTTGATTTTGGAAAAAACTAGGCGGAGTAACCATGGTTATGGTGCCCATCTTTTTACGTAACTCCAGTTTTTCGCCTGTGGCCGCGTAAGTCTGCTTTTGTTCCTTGTTGCCTTGTTTTTTTGTTGTGTCAGTCATCTTGATTCAATATATCTAGTATAACTTTTTGATCTTCCTTAGTCAAGTCATCTAACGTAATTTCCTTGCTCTCAAGTTTAGTTATCATGTCGTTGACACGCTGTTCAATTCTTGAATGGTAGTCCTCGCCACTGGTTATCCTCTTTCTATATCTGGTAAATTTTTCTTCGGGGATAGAGGTTTCGATCTTTATTCCGTCTGCTACTTCTGGTATCTGATCTTCTGATATGGTGTTGTTTAATATTGGCAGGTCAATCTCATTTTTTTCTGGTTCTGGAAGATCGAGCTCTTTTGTTTTTTGCCAAAGAGTCTTATCGTTTTGCTCTTCATTCTGTACGTAGGAGTCTCTATCGGCCGGTACGAAGATTCTTTTACCATCTTTGATAATGGTTTTTGTCTTACCTTGTGGATTGTTTTCTTGCTCCCAACCTTCTAGCAGTTTGTCAAGTTCCTCATCGGTCATAGGTCTCTCTTCTGTCTGAGGAGATACCATGAATTTTTCTTTCAGACCCTCGGCTGTGGTTTTTTCTATGCCTTCCTCTCCTTCAGGTTTCAAAGCAGAGCCTTTCGTGATAATCTCAGGATTGGGCATGTCGGGGTCCATGAGTTGTGCCAAAGTCTTTCTTAGTTCTTCGGGTACATTTTCAAATGTCGTGTCCCCTCGTCCTATGTCGTCAATGATATCTTGAAAATATGCCATACGTGATTCGGTTATGGGTGGATGGTTTTCTGCCTCTTCCTTAGACAATGACACATCAGCAACAAATTGTGCTTTGTTTGATTCATCACGTTCTTTTTTCAGTTCCATATCACTGATATCTTCATACTTGCCGTGTTGGTTATGCAGTTTGTCCAGCATCTGTGTTCGCTCGTCATCCGTCATCTCCGACGGGTTTGTTGACTTTGGGGGCTGTACCGCTTTGCCCTTGGGGTCTACTAGAACCTGCCCGATGGTGCCTGACAAACTTTTATTCTTGTCCTTTATGGCCACTTCTGGTTCTAAAACTTCAGTAAAATCAGGTTTGATCCTTTCAGGTTTCATGGCCTCTTCTATCTGTTCAGATATTGTCGGTTCGTCCTCTTCTTTGGCCTTACGTGCATACTCTTCCAATGCGGCCTGTTCTTCTTTTTCTCTCTTTTTGAATTCTTCTAGTTGTTTTGCTTTGAAATCTTTTTCCTGCTCTGCTTTTATTTGCTCCATCACCTCCGCTGGATCACTGTGTTCAGGTTCCTCGTACTTGGTATTGAACTCTTCGTAACCTTCAACCTCTGCTGGATCGAACCCATCCTTTGGTTCCTCAGTGGCTTTCGATGAGGTGTGATGCACAGTTTCTTCGTCGTCCTCCTGCACAATCTCCAATGGTTTGGATTCTGGTTTAATGACTTTGGCATTGAAAACGTCCAATTTGGCCTTCCACTCCTGCATCTGTTTTTCCGCATTTTCTTTTGCGGCCTGTTCTTTGGCCTTGCCTATCATCTCGTTCCATTTCAAAGTTACGTCCTCTTCATCGGGCTTTTCTAGGTCCACTATCTCCTGAGGTTTGGGCGCCTGGACAGGAAAGCGTTTAACAAGACTTTGGTTGGCCGCTATCAACAACAACACCGCCAAAGGGTCAAAAACAAATATAATGATTAGTATTATCCATCTCACTGCCTCGGAAGTATCCACCTTGTCTGTAACTCCCCAGTCAACTGCCAAAGCGGCAATGTATTTCACAGGACCGACTTCCGCTTCTAGTTTGATCATTTTAGCCTCTAATGGCTCTCGTTCTATAATCAAATTATCAATGTTGTTTTGTGCTTTTAATATGTTTGCCTCGGCCACTTCAATTTTGGCCTCAACATCCGACTTGTCATCCACATCATTGCTTCTCAGATTATCAATTCTCTTTTGTATTACCGCGGTGTCCATCGCGTAATCTTCTTTGAGCTGATTGATCCTGTCCTGCGCCTGACTTATTCCTTTGTTGATTTGCTCACGTTCTTCCCTCTGTGATGCCTTTAGGTCCGCCGCCGCCTTCTCCTCATTGAAGAATGATTTGTTAGACGTCAACACGTCACTAACGTCCTTGTCAAGCACTGTCAATCTGTCGCTTAGATTTTTGATAGTGTTGGTCTCGACTGCAAGTAGTGTTTTGAATTTGTCCTCTACCGATTTGATGTTGTCTTTTTCTATGTCTATGGCTCCTGAGTTGTTGTCAACTACCACAGATAAATTCTTTTCTGCCCTCTCAATTATTAGGCCTTGCCTTTTGATGTATGTCTCTTCGCTTTCGATTTTGTCATTGATTATTTCTATCCTCTGGGAAACTGTGTCCTCCGCTAGGTTTTGTTCCAGATGTGCCTTTGATAGGAACCCAAAAATACCCATAGACGTTATCAATGAAAGTATTAAGACCGCTATTGTAAGATAAGTTTTCAATAGCCAAGGTGTGAACTTCCAGTTCCGATAAACCCACGATGCGGTTATAAGTTTACCGACCTCCAGCACTGATCCCATTATGACCACAGGCCAGAACGCACCTGGGAATATGGTTGCTAGTCCTATCACGGAGTAGAATATGGCCACTCCAGAAATGGACAATGCAGACAGCAGTGTTAGAATTGGCATCAACATAATTGAAAGTATTTACTATAACAGAAAATGCTGATTTGTGCTAGTGAAATGTTTGGTAATTAGGCCGCGCTGTCGGTTGGCTTCTCAGCGTCACCCACTGCGTCCGCTTCACCTATCCTTGACACCGTGATAGAATCAAAAATTTCTGTGTCCGTGCCTGGTGCAGTAATGCTTAACTCCTCTACCACAGGTCCTCTGTCCACAGTGCCTTCTACATGGGTTGGATCGTAGTACAGAACGTTCTGTGTGTATGAACCTTTGATTGCCTGTGCTATAAGGTCTTTGAGAACCGCTTCTCTAGTTGAAAGTGAAGTTGAACCGTCAACTGAGGTGCCCGAAGTTGGTACCGCAGTATCGTTTTCGAAAAGAATATTAAAAGTCACTGATGTTGGCACATTATCTTGGTCAGCACTAGAATCAGTTGCTATTTTTAAAAGTCTATAGTTTGAATATGTTCCAAGTATTTGTAGAACCTTGAGATATCTTACTCCACCTCTTGCAAGGTTTAAACCGTCGTTTTTGTTGGTCGGAACCGTTGCGAAATCTCTGTAAGAATATGGATTTACAGCACCTGCCGCCGCATTACCATCTGTTGAAGTGTAGCCCGAACAATCAATGCTTATTGCATATAAATGATGATTTTCACCTGTGTCGGAGCCAATTCCGCGTGTCTTAAATGGATATTCACTTGAAGCCATATTTTTAAATTCCTTTGTTAATGTACTTATTTATAACGATTATTTATAAAATGACCAACTTGCTGAACCAATAGTTCTGCAGGCATTGTTGGTTGTGTGCCGTTCAGTGCCGTTAAGTTTGATGTAAGCCTGGTATGTACGGCAATATCCACCTGAAATAGGGTATGAATGAATTACACGCACTTTTCCGCTGGCCAGCCTCTCTTTGCTATACCAACTGACAATTTTGCCATTTGGAGCATTATCGAGCATGATGAATACAGCCGATTCGTGCATCTTCTTCTCTTCTTGGTTGAGTCGGAATCTCAGGTATTGTGTTTGCCGCCAAAGAAAAGCAGGTGCACTGTACTTGAGATCATCACCTAGCAACTTTGGTTTCGGCATTTCGCCTATATATCCGTGCGTCTCTGTCAGACTGCCAGTTGTCGCTGAGCAATTTGCCAACAACAAAAAACTAATCGATGCTATGATAGCCTTGAACAATTTCATATTCTCCGTTCATTTTATGACACGCAATTTGTCTCTGCGTCACTAGAACATCTCCTAATGGCATGTCCCAAGTGTAAATGTTGCAACTATCTGCTATACCCATTCCGTGCAGGAAATCTTTTGCACCGTCATTGCAAACAACCTTCTCCTCGGTCCTGTTTTCGATTAAATTGCCCTGCTGGTCGACCACTTTAATCTTAGTGACCTCCACATCGCAGTACTGATCATTCCATGGGCCACCTGCGTGTGACTGGCCTATGCTGAAGATAATCATGCCCAGCGTCAGCATCACTAGTGCTATAAGATAATAGATAGTCTTCATAGCACTAGATGTTTTCTGCTAGATCTTTTTTGCTGATCTCGATCATGATGTAGGCTCTGTAGCTCTTGTTCTTGGTCATGAATATCTCACTCTTCGTAACCTTGTAGCCTTTCGCAACAGTGTCCTCTATCACGTTGTTGATCGTGTCAGTTGAATTGCCAGAAACTGCAAGTTCCTCGTTAGTGCCAGTCTCAACTTTGTTGATCACGGTGTCGTTGTTCATCTCACCATTTACCCTGTCAACAAGTTTCGCCTTGGCCAGTAGAACTGCTTTCTTAACCGCAAGTTCCATGTCCGGAGATACCGCAGTGCCAGACTCTTGATATTTGAACAGTGTCTCCCTGTCGTATTTGACGTACCATTTAGGTGTTTTGTCAACGACACCACTCTTGTTCATATCAGGTTTTATCTTGTATGTTGAGCATTGGGCCAACATCAGGCCTGCCAACAACACCAAGATTGTTCTTGTTATGTTTGTCATTGTTTCCTTATCTTTTAAACTTCTCTACAACGTCCGTCACGAACTCAGTCACAGCCGCGACATTAAAATCGTTGCTGAACTGTGCCCATCCATCACCAATCATGGGATAGACTGCTAGGAATATTGCGAAAAGTATTATTAGTCTAATCATACAACAATTATAGCATAATTTCCAAATGCGTCAACCAGAGTTGATCTTGTTAAAAGTGTTGATTTTATTGACTTTTATAGCATGGTCTTGATGAATCCTATGCCATCTATGCCCAAATATACCAAATACATGGCTGTGAATCCAAAACTCTTACGGCTATAGGCACCATACATCAAGAAGCATGTGGCTATCAGGAAGAATATGTATGCAATGAACATGGGCGGATTTGGTGAATACCACATAAGGATTAAAGATGCTACAAGATTAGAGATCATGCCAATTACCTCACAACAGAATCTCACAGGATTTGACCTGTAATCTTCCATGATCCATTGCAGTGTTGATTTTCTTCCAATTCTGGCCATGATACTAATGGAAATCTAAAACATCTTCTAGATCACTGATGTCATCAATACTGATTTTGTTTGAATTTAAATTTTTCATAATGTTATATAGTATGGTCAACTCTTCACGGCTCCTTGTTTGTGGCCAACCTAGGTCAACCGAAAGTTCATGTAGTTCTAATCTGCGCCTGATCCTTTCTCTCAGTGTCAGTTGTGGGTTCTGTGCATTCACCCAACCCAGTCCTAATGCTATGTCTCTCAGTCCCTGTGGCAAATTTTTGAACTTTTTTTCAAAGTCTGGGTCAACCACCATCTCCACATCACCCGGCTTTTCGACTTTCTTTGCATCTCGGAACATTCCTGTGTATCCCCATCGCACCATGTGTATTGAACCCGACCTTGCATACTTCCGGAACCTGTGTAGGAATTCTTTGTTATACTCGTGATCATCTTCTGTCTCTATTGGATAACCAACGAACATCAATGCAACATTTTTGATACCATAATATGCACTCTGTTCAAAATGAAATGCTATATCTTCGTTTGAATAATTTTTTCCCATGTGTTTTCTAACCCTTTCGCTGTAACTTTCAAATCCTGTAACCAGTAGGTTAGCACCGGCCTCATGCATAAGTTTCCAATCGGTGTCGGGTTGTTCATTCTGTGTCCTGCATATAAACTGTCCCATATACTTCAATGGCCTAAACTTTTCATCTTTTCTCAGTTCTCCAAGTCGTTGATTTAGTTCGCGAAAGTGTTTCATACTGCCATTGACAAGACTGTCTGTAAAGTGTGTGAGGTTAACCTGATATTCTATCTTGTTCTTCTTGATTTCATCTACAAGTTTCTCTGCACTTCTTATACTGAACTTTGGCCAAAGATCAGGAACATTACAGAAAGTGCATCTTCTGACACAGCCTTTTGACATTGTCATGTACACTCCAGGCTCGTCGGTGTAATAGTATTTCATTGGTTCGATTGAGGCATATGACGGCAATGGCACCGCATCGAGATCCTTGACCATTACTGGCGGAAGTCCATCTATGCCAGGATAACGATTGCCCTGCAGAAGTTCTTTGATCGTGTCTTCTCCGTCTCCCACAATGTAGTGATCTATAAATTTTTCTTCTTTGAGGTAGTCTGCTATTGTTTTGTATTTTGTATTCTCATCAACGTTAGGCAAACTGCCCGGCCATGCTCCTATACCATGCCCACCTATCATCACGGTGGCGTTTATCCTAGGTCTAAGGTATTTCAACAATTCAAAGCAAGACACTGTGCTGAATCTCGAAAACACACTGATACCTATCCAGTCTGGATCATACTCTTTGACTTCAATCAGAAACTCTGCTAGAGTGCTTTGTAACTGTTGTCGTGTCTGTTCCGTGATTGTGTCTATCTTGCATCTCCAATATTCTTCTAGTTCACTCCACGCCGCACTGTCCACTTTGCTATTTAGATAAAGATTGAAATCAAAAATTTTACAGTCCCAACCGATCGATCTAATTATACTGCTTAACAATGCCGCGGCCGCAGGTGGCCTTTCTAGTTCCTGACTTGGTATGTTGATGAATGCAAACTTTTTCATATAAGTTCCTTTATTTTTGTAACCACGTCCTCACATGTATCGAGACTGCCTCTGAATTTATGGATCCTGTCAGGATCCCTGTCCAAGAATTTTATTACCTCTTTGTCTTGTTTGATGCGAAAGTACCAATCCCAAAAATCATTTTCAAACTCCATGAATGTGAAAGTGCCTGGAAAATGCCATATTAATTGGCTTTTTATCTCAGAATCCAGTGGTTGGTTCTTCCTGGCATCTTTGTGTTGTTGCACGAACCCTTTGAAATATCTTGGTGCGTAGATTCCTTCTGTCATAAACCAGTTTTCGATCTGTATGCCATCCACACGTATGTTCAACAACTCAAAGGTTTGATCCTGAGTGATCTTGCCATTTTGCACAACGGTGTGTTTCTCCGTCTTGTTGATCCAGTCCAGTTTCAGCACATTTTTATCTTGTGGTTTCACACTCCACGTAAATTTGTCTTTGTCACATTCGATGTTTTCAATCAGCGTGTCGTTGTGCAATAGATTCAACTTTGGCCAATCTAAACTGCAAGTCGCTTTGTAGGTGAATTCAAATTCTATCATAGGTATGGCTTCCATTCCGGCATAAAACTTTTTATGTCCGTATTCCAGTATTTGTCAAGCTCTTTTAGGAATACCTTGTAATCGTCAACCGCGTCCTCTGTCACAAACTTCTGGTAGCCTTGTGGCACTTGCAGTTTCAATTCACCAGGTAGGTTCCGTGGATGCAGTTGCTTAGGATCATAAACTATGTGCTTCTGTGGATTATGGATCTTTCTCTCTGCACACCAATTGTCCAACTTATCTAAGTGCAACACATTCAGTAACGATATGGTCGACTGCACTAGCACATTGATACCATAGTCTCTGAATTTCTGGATGTTTGATTCCACAAGAGAAAAGTCACACCCTGGCCTGATGTATTCGTGCACCTTGCCTATGCCGTCCAGACTTATGATTAACACAACTTCCTTGAAACTTTTCAGCAGTTCAACTAATTTGTTGTTGTAGAACATTCCGTTTGACGTGATATACATGGTCATTTTTTGAGAATAATTGTTGTCCATCAACCATTTCAACAGGTCCAATAATTTTTTATTATAGAAGGGCTCGCCGCCTACCACGTCAATATATCTAATTGTGTTGGCGTGTTGCTTCAGCATCGCTTCGGCGTCTTGGTCATACTTGTAAGGCGAAAGTGTGTCCCAACCTATACTCCTGTACACAGCATTCACTCTGGAACTGACGTTTGTCACACACATCCTGCAGGCGAGATTACACAGTGCTCCAACTTTAATCTTTATTTCAATTGGTGTGAGTTTTTCATCCGGCAGTTCTAAAAGTTCTTTGTGTTGTTCTAATCGCGAGTTGTTCGCGTTCTGCCTTATGGATGTCTTGCCCTTGCTCTCCATTTCGAAGCATTTCCAACACCCTTTGGGTTGCTTGTTATTTCGGAAATCTTCACGTAGATCTTTGAGTTCCTTGCTATCCCAGTAACTCTTGAAATCAAAAATTGGTTCCTGCTGTTGTTGGTACATGCAACAAGGTCCGGCGGGCAGACCTTCGTCGTATGGATTGCGGTCCATACTGATGAATGGCAATATACAAATATTTTTCCTATTAGTCATAACTTCTTGTAATGGCTTGTGGTGATACCACTTACGGCCTGGCCCACGCATTTAAGACATAGAGGTCAGTGTATATGCCGACGTCACTGTATTGTGGCGTTGCGGCAATATTTATTTCTTGTGTAAATGGTTCAAAAAAATCAATTTCGTCTCATCTTAGAGATTTCTTTGGCACCTTCTTCATCCCACACAGGAACCAAGTTTGATTTATGCATAAGTCCAATACCGATCAGTTTACGTTCACCGGAGTAGGCCTGAGGTTGTACCTTCTTGCCGCCAGCAACTGGCACTTTGTCCGAACACTGGGGATAGTTTGGGTCTGTTTTATACTCTGGAATATCATAGCCCTTGAAGTTCTTGGTCTTCTGCTTGAGAGTGTAAGTGTCGAGGCCCTGCGACTGCAACCATTCCTCGTGGTTGGCCTGTGCGTCACGATTCCGTTTAGAATTCTCTGCCTTCTTCTTCATTCTCTTTGCTAATCTCAGTTGTATGAAACCCATGTTTAATTATAACATTATGGTAATTTGTTGTCAACTATCGCCTGCAATATGATTGCCGCGTATTCTGGATTGGTGCTCCAGGCACTCATCCTTACCATCAATGCTCTGTAGTCCCATTTACCTGTGTCTATTTGTTTTTCTCTTTCAATTCTGAATTCCTTATATGCTGGGTGCCTGTTCAGTATTTCGATCATGTCCTTGACAGAATTACATTTGGTAACATATTTCTTGACTCCCCATGGTGCGTCCATGTTGCCTTTTGCCTTCATGTGTGGCACGTTTTTGAGGTCCCACGTCCTAACACCAAATAGTGCGTTACCTTCCATTGCGAACCTGCTGGTCCCCCAACCACTCTCAACACCGGCCATGGCAATTATAATACTTGTTGGAACCCTGCTTAATCTATCAGTGGTGTAGTTGAGATATTGAACACACCTCCTAGTAGACTCCAGGAACTCTGCTTTGTTGGTATATTCAAATTCGGGTTGTTCCAATCCAAGCAGATGCACTTCACTCAGTTCCTTTTTATGAAATTGGCCTTCAAGTTTCTCCACGGTCCATGGATTAGGATAAAAGGTTCCACCTATAAAAGAACCACCAAAACCGATCATTGCCAAAAGTAGAGTGCCAAAAATCCATTTTGTTATATTTGGTGTTGTGTCTGTTTTGTTCAGGGAGGTGGACCGAGATTTTACTGCATTGGCCTTTTTGGCGCTGTTGGTACTCGAGTCCACTTGCTTTAGTCCCCCTAAATTAAACCGCAACTTTTTGCTCGGTTGCTGATGTTTCTGTGGTATCAGTAGAATACTTTTTGTTGTATTCCGCTTCTGCGTTTCTCATCGCATTATTCCAATCTGCTTTAGACAGACCTGTAAACCTTGTGATGATCCCGTCAGACAAGATCTTGAAAGATCCACATAATTTGTGTGATCCGTCTTCAGAAATCTTGTGTACAACACCTGTGGCTTTACCGTCTGCGTTCTCTCTGCCCATGATGTACATGTAATTTCCAGATCTACCTCTCCACTTGTTATTTGTCTGCGTGTCTTCTTGGCATCTAGACCTTACTTGGTCCATAACCAATTGTGCTTTTGCTGAACATTTATACATATTTTCTCCTCTTTGTTACCATTATTATAACAGGTAATGGTAAACAGTCAACCTGGTAAAATCTTCCATTTATTGGAGTTTATTATACTGTTTACACAGATATAGGTAGACTTTTTGCCAATATTTCTTGATTCCAGGGTCATTTGCAGTCATCATCATCTGGTACGCATTGTTGATCAAACGATTTTTACTTGGTTCAAACTGCTTTGCTAATGGTGTCATTTGAGGTTTGCCAATATCTCGGCTTCTTTTCTTTTTAATTTTTCTACTTTTTCTCTTTGCTCTTCTTCAAGTTCTTCTTTGGTTTTCACTTTCTCTGGTTCCAGTTCTGTGGGAGCCTCTATTGGCAATCCTCCGTTGTCGAACCATCTGCCATCCGCCGTCACGTTGCATCTGCTGTAGAAGTTTTTGCTTTCTCGTGTAATGGGATCAACGTTGGTAATCAATCTTCTCTTCTTGTAGAGTTTGCCTTTGTACACAGTGCCGTTTGCCTGTAATAATTCACCTTCATTCCATAGGTTGCCGTAGATCCTGTCTACCATTATGTACTCATCCCCGTCTTCGTCTTTCATCCTTTTTGCCTTTTCGTACTTCTTAGGGAGTTTGTGTATTGATTCTGGTGTGGATGTGTAGAACCTGTTGGTGTAGGATCTTACTTTTGGTTCTGACTTCGTTGCGCCAACACCACTGCTGTCTGTGATCTTGTTGAGGTTTGCTAGTAATTCTTTTGTTTTACTCATATGACTTGCACGGAGGTGCCCAACGTAATCGCCTTCGAGCTGTCACCACCCTTTGGCACTATTTTACCTTGCATAAGACATAGAGTGTCTCTGAAGTTTGCGTTTACAAGTGACGACGTTGGCCCCTGTGCTTTCCTATATTATACACTATTTTGGTTATGAGTCAACCTTGATCCCCAACATCCTAAAATGATCCTCTAAGGTATATTGTACTAGGTCTATCTCTTTACCATCAACACTTATGATCTTTTTGTCAAATCCTGCATTAACATACCTCCTGAACGGATACTTCCAGTTTCCTGACTGTTGCCAATCGGATTCAAGGACGTGTTTATCAGCATCACTGATCATGCACAACGGCATCTGCAGGCACATCTCCGCTGTGATCTTGTCGTGCAGGTATGCGTTGATGATTTTGTTCTGCGGTATCACGTGTTCCAAATGTTGTTTACCCTCGAGGTCGTCAGCACGGTAATGATATCCCATGGGAGCCAACTGTTTCTGCATCGACCTGATGTAGAGAGTCAAAGATGTTTTGATGTGCTTCTTAGTGGCCTGACTCCAAGTGTCACGGAACAGGTCCGCCTTCATCTCGTCGATGTATTTGGCCAGTTCTGTCACTCCCGGTCTGGTCTTGCTTTTAAAAGTGATCTCTGGCAGGTTGTTAAGGCTTTGGTAGTCTATCATGAAACTGCTCCCTCGTTATGTTTGGCATCCATTCCAACTCCACCGCATCCGCTCCTTGGTCGTACTGCTCCTGCACTGACTCCTCTATGAGGTCCTGCGGCAGGCACAACCACCAAGTTTCTGTTTTATCCGACTTGGTGACCAGCATTTTGTAGGTCTGTTCCTTATCCATTGATGTATTTCTTAAATGCAGTCTGCGCCTCAGACTCGGGTGATATGTTGTTATTTTTCAATCCCACCTGCACTTGTTGTATGAAACTTGGCTCGAAACCTTCCGGCACCTCAAGTTCATATATCTCTTTCAGTATGTGTGCCATTGCCACCGGTGCGTCCCAACCTGTACCATTGGCGTGTTGCCATTGCCTTTTACTGGCGGTGTGTATCAGTGTGGCACTAGCACACACACTCTTTGTGGCCACCAACAACTGCTTCATCCAGTCCGCCGGCAATCTGTGCAACCTGCCCGCTGACAACTCATACTGCTTCATCAGTCCTATGAATATGCCCTGGTTGATCTCTCCTCCCGGCTCATCTGGAAAAACCTCTTTTATGGCCTGTAAGGCATTGGTCAGGCCTTGTTTGCCCGCCATCTTCATGCCCTTATAGGCGTAGTCGAAGTGCGAGAAGTAATGTTCGTTTGGACCTTTCTTGTTGGCACTGCTCCTTACCCTCTTGGGCTCTAGGTCGATGCCCACTTGGTCAAATGCGTCCTGCACCTGTCTTGCAATCCAGGGTCTGCTGTCAACTTCCTCTTCACCCATCTTATATCTGTGTAATAGCACCCTGTGGATCTCTTCGGTGCCTGCTCTAAGTATTCCAGTATCATTCACGATCTCAAACGCAATGGCGTCAAATGCCGGTTCATCTGTTTCCACGATAGTAACAGGTATGCTTTTGAAACCCAACAGTGCAAGGCTCACCGCCCTGTGCTGTCCATCAAAAATGTAAAGTGTCTTGCTGTCAGACCTCCTCACAGCGGATACAGGACAACACACACGTGGATCGAACTTCCTCATGATGTTCATCACGTGTCCTGCCCTCACGTCTCTCTGTACGGAGTAGTTGAATGAGAAGTCCTCTAACGGGTGTGCCTCAGTGCCCAGTGGCAAAGTGAATCCTTCGTCCAACTTGTTTTTTAGATTAATTTTTGCTTCTTCGTACCTTTTAGACCAGTTTGGTACATCTTCTGGTGCTTCTCTTCTTACTTCATCAACGACGTCGAGGAGCGTTCTTACATTTTGCATATATTCTCCAATTAGTTAATATGTTGTATTTCAAGATAGTGCCAACAATAGGCGATTTCTAAAAATACAAGTGTATTATAGCACGAAAGCGTTATTTTGTCAACGTAGGCGTTTCTTGCCCAGAAGATCTCTCACGGTGTCTTTGCAGGCATCGTGCCAGTACTTGCCTGATTCTCGCAGGGCATCATTGGCGTGTCTTAATCTTTCTATTATCTTTTCCACTTGTTTGTGCTTGGCCTTTGTGAGGGGTCTGCCCTTGGCCTGTGCCTTGTCAATGATGTCAAGGACCCGGTCTATGTCTGGACAGGTGATATCCGGAACCTTGGGTGCTTTCTTGCGTATCTTGGACCAATAATTAGTCCGCTTTTGTGCTGATTGAAACAACATATCCTCCCCTTGACAAAAATATTTAACGGCTTGAAATGTAAAGTTATGTTAGTGCTTTGTGATTACCCACGCACGATGATAGAAGTCATCGATATTGCGTTGTATCAGCGACTTGGCCATGTCATTGGCCTGTTGTTCCGTTGGATATGGACCATGCTCTTTTTCAGTCTCGTGATCTAAGGTGTTCTGGTCGTTGGGATTGGTGTGAGTGCCCTCTACTACCCAGTATCTGTTTGTCGTCTTGCCCATGCTATAATAAAGTGATTGCTCCGTAAATGAAGATCAATGTGTAGATTACGATAATCCCCCACATTGTCTTGGTCATTTGATCCCGTGTCTCTTCGCGTGTTTCACACGCCCTTTTTTCATGCCCAGATAGTACTCTCCTGGCTCGTAATCCCAAACCTTGCCGTGGTGCCCTCGTGCATCTGCCCAGGCCATTCTAAGTTTTACCAGTAATTTTACTAACGGATTGTGACTTACTCTCATTATCTTCCCAACTTCTTCTTTCTACCTAGTGGTAATTTTTGGTCTTTGACGAAAACTTCTCCTGCCTTCGTCGTCCACTCGATAGTTATCATCTTCGCCTTAGAACTGCCCTGATATGATTTCACGGCCTTCTTGAAAGATAGTGCTTCAACTTCCTTGGTCTCTGTTCCTTCTGTGATTTTGAATATTCTATTTTTTGGCATATACATTAATTTAGCACAAGATTGACAAACTGTCAAGCCTATGCTTAAATAGAAGTAAGTTTGCTGACTGATAATCAATAAACGGGCAAGACAGGAGTTCGACTCTCCTCACCTCCACCAACTTATTACTTGGTGGCTTATGTAATCCCTTTCGGGGGTGTACTGGTATCGATTGACGTCTAAACTTGTCACGAGAACTTGGTGATGGCACTGACCTATACAGGCCGTTTTTAAATGCAAACAAAAAAGCATTAGGGTTTGCTGACCTAACAGTCGGTATGCCTGCATTGAGATTAGCGGCGTAATAACTGTCTGATTTCGGGGTTTGGCCCACCTGGCAACAGAACGGGCCATAAAGGGATCTATGTGGAAAATCATGATGGTGCTGTGTGTACTGAACAATGGTGTGCCTGAGTGCACCACCTACTATGAGACTAACAAGCGGACATTCGCAACCGAAGAACTCTGCCTCGAGGGTGCCGCGACCAAGTTTGACGAAGTTTACAATGGATTTAACAAAATGAACATACCCTACACACGTATAGAAATAGGCTGTGAGCAGAAAAAAGATTAACTGTTTGTATTTGCTGATTGGTTCAGGTCTATTAGCCTGGCAATTTTTTCCTTGTCTTCTGTGTTCATGTTGTCCAACAAAGATTCACTCTGGAAATATATCGATCTGTTGACTGTGTCGATGTTAAGTTGCTGACAGCTCTTGGTGATCACCTGCTCGTCTGTGAGTGTGTCAAACCCCGCAGTGTCTATCCTGTTATCACGTTTTGCTTTTGCGGCTACCGCCGATAGGTCAATAGAATCCAGAACGTCGGGAAGTCCTGCGTCTGCATAAATCTTATCTATCAATGGGGCCTTGGCTGAATCTTCTATGGTATTGTACACAGGGTTAATACTTTCTATGTTTTCTTCATAATCTGTGAAATATGTTTTCCATGCGGTGTTTCTTGCGATTCTCTGGAACAATGTTCTCACGTCTGTGTCAGCGGCAAGTCCTGAGTATTGCAGGGAGTTTGATAAAGTTTTTAGGTAAGTTTCTAGAGAAGTAATGTTACTGTTCTCTAGATTCAGTTGTGTAGTGATTTCTTGTTCAGCGTCACTGAGCAAATTGCGTTTTGACAGGTTTGGTTCCGAATTCAATGCATTGTTGAAATTAGTGTGGGCCGTTGCCACAGCAGTACCAAAGTTATCCAGCGTCTGTTGGAAGTCCGTGCTGTCTGCCCTCACGCTGTCAATAAAATTTTTTAGATTATCATAGGCAGTTTCTAGATCTGTTTCAGAGGATAGGTTGGCATCAACTATGAACTGTATAGCAGACCTCATCCTATCAAATACAGGTTCACTGCTATCTTCTGTGGTCTGGAACTTCCTGTTCAAAGTGCCAAAATGATCATCCAAATCTCTATTCTTGTTGGAAGCCGATATACCATACAACTGAGGTATCAGTGTCTTGACGGAAAGCGCCTGCGAAACTAACTCTATGAAAGTAGTAGGATCTGGATTTGGCAATCCACTGTCATCTGGCACTATAGATCCGTCCAGCACAGAAGTCGTGTGCCTTATGATGTCCCCTATGATCCTGCCCACATTAAGATATTGCACATTGTTAATTGCATCTTTGAGATCATTCTTCTGTGATGTGGAGAGCACTTCGTTGTCAGCGATTGTCTGGTCTAGTTGGAAACTTTTGATTACCCACCCGATCTTAAGGGCATCGGTGGCGTTCTCCAGTTCCTGATTACTGAATTCTGGGTCTTGATCAGCGGCTGTGGCCAGTCCTTTTTTTACAGTCATCTGTTATCCTCCTGCAAACACGTCGGGCGAGCCTTGGATCATTGCTCCCATGTCTGTGCTGTCACCTACTCTGGCAACAGGCACACCCTGAGCAAACACCGTGCTTGAGCCAACATTGATTACTGCACCAATATGAGGGCCACACCTTAGACCTTTCAAGATATTGTGCGGCTGACAAGGATCTCCTGTCCTGGCAATTGGTTCGAAGCCATTGACGAAAACTGAATTCGCCGTGGCTATTATTCCTATCTTCCTGGTACAAGTGTGTCCTGTAACACATAGGTCGTTGTTTCTTGATATCTGTGGCATCGTGTGAGTATTTATGGACCGGGAAAAGCGTGGTATTATAACTTAAATTTAGAGAACTGACCTTTTTTGACGTCCTGCTTGATGCCACCAACGATGTAACTTTCTACCTCTGTCTCCTGCGGTGCCACCTGCATGCCTTTGCTTGACAGCCAGTGCTGTGTCCATGGCAGTGGGTTGGTGCCCGCTGGTTGGTCATATAGTGCATCATAACCGAGTGCCTTCAATCTCTTGTTGGCAGTCCACTCAACGTAGTTGCCCAAAAGTTTCTCGTTAAGTCCTATTATTGAACCATCCTTGAACAGATATTTTGACCAGGCCTTCTCTTCTTCGACCACGGATTTGAACATCTTTATGACTTCTGAATCACACTCCTTGATGATCGCTTTCATCTCCTTGTCGTCGCCCGCCATCCAGTTCTTGAGGATGTGCGTTGATATCGCCAGGTGCTGTGATTCGTCCCTCGCAATCAGTGAAAGTATCTTGGCTGAACCTTCCATCAGTTTCAGCTCACCGAACGCGAACGTACATGCGAACGAAACATAGAAACGTAATCCTTCCAACAGGTTCACGTTGACCATCGCTAAAAATAATTTCTTCTTCAACACCTTGGTAGAACCCTTGCCATTCACGTCCCACTGCTTGGCGTACTCTATGAAGTCATCGTAGTGCTTTGTGACCGAGGTCGCTCTCTTTAATATCTGCTCATCGTCCACTATGGTGTCGAACACCTCACTTGGATCTGGGTATATGTTCTTGATGATATGCGTGTAAGATCTAGAGTGTATGGTCTCAAAGAAGTCCCATGTCACTATGCAACTCTCTAGTTCTGGCAATGAAACGTATGGCAGGAACGCAATCACAGGTCCTCTGCCTTGTACACTGTCCAAAAGTGTTTGGTACTTCAAGTTTGACGTGAATATGTGTTTCTGCTCCGGTCTGAAGTTTTGGAAATCTGCCCTGTCCTTCTGGAGTGAAACCTCTTCAGGTCTCCAGAAGTAGCCCAACTGCGTCTGTGTCAGTTTGTCAAACACAGGATACTTGTACACGTCGAACCTCTGTGTATTCTGGTCCTCACCAAAGAACATTGGTTGTTTAGTAAAGTCAACTTTCTCCTGGTTAAAAACTGTCTTGCTCATCTATATCTCGTTGTTGTTAAATTGTACAGGCCTCGCACTCGCCGTCGTCAGTGGCTGTACTTATTCCTTCTTGTAAATTTTCCGGTTCTAGGATCACGTCCTCGCCCTCGTCATCCTCAACTGCACCAATGCCCGCAGGTTGTAGGTCTTCTTCCTCACCTTTGAAGTCATACGTGTTCTGGTAGTATGAGGTCTTCCAACCGTACTTGTACGCCATCAACATGTCCTGCGCCATCGCTGACAGCGGAACCTCGTTGTTCTCGTAATGTAGTGGGTTGTAACTCCAGTTGCCTGATATGGCCTGGTCGAAGTACTTCTGCATCATGGCCACAACATTTATGTAACCCGAGTTGTCTGGCATGTCCCACAACAGAGTGTAGTCGTTCTTCAGTTTTGGGAAGCCGGGTGCTATCTGTTTCAGTGGACCCTTCTTGCTCTTCTTGATCTGTAGCATGGCCCTTGGTGGTTCGATACCGTTGGTCTCGTTACTGACAACGGAAGAACTTTCCGAGGGCATCTGCGCAGACAGTGTGCTGTGTCTCAATCCATACTTGGCGATGTCTTTCCTTAGACTTTCCCATGCCATGCGTTGTTTGTGTGGCACGATCTCGTCGATCTCTTTCTTGTAGTGATCGATCGGCAGTAAGCCGTCCGCATATTTTGTTCTTTCGAAACCTTCACACTTGCCTTTCTCTTTGGCGATGTCATTACTCGCTTTTAGTAGATAGAACTGAAATGCTTCTGTAAGTCTGTCCACCAACTCCCAAGCACCCTTCTCGTTGTACTTGACACCATTCTTGGCCAGGTAGTGTGCAAGTCCGATGTAGCCTATTCCAAGACTTCTTCTTGCCTTCGTGGATACCTCGGCCGCTTTCACGGGATAGTCCTGGTAGTCTATGATCTGTTCCAGTGCCCTAACGCTCAAGTCACAAAGGTTCTCTAACTCGTTCACATCATTCAACTGTCCCACATTGATCGCTGATAGAATACAAAGTGCTATCTCACCTTGGTCATCATACAGGTCCTGTATGGGTGTGGTTGGCAGTGTAATCTCCTGGCAGAGGTTACTCATTGACACCTTGTCTTTGAAACTGCTGTGTGAATTACAATGGTCCAAGTTCATGATGTAGATCCTGCCTGTCTCTGCCCTCTCTTTTAATAGGTCAAAGAATAGATCCTGTGCTGGTATGGTTTTCTTGGGGATTGTTTTGTCTGCTTCGTATTTCAGATACAGGTCATCAAATTCCTCAGTACCAAACGCTTCATAGAGTCCTGGAGCCATGTGTGGAGAGATAAGACTGATGTCTTCTTCGTTCATGAATCTCTCATAGAACAGTTTACTGATCTGTATGGAGTAGTCCATACGCCTCACTCTGTTGTCCTCTGTGCCCTTGTTGTTTTTAAGAACTAGGATGTCTTCTATCTCAGGATGCCATATAGGGAAGTGTACGGTTGCGTTTCCACCACGCACACCATTCTGTGTGCAACATCTCACGGTTGCCTCGAATTTTTTTAGGAACGGAATGACTCCTGTGTGTTGTACCTCCCCTCCCCTTATCTTAGAGTTGATGCCTCTGATACGTCCTGCGTTGATTCCTATCCCCGCCCTACGTGCCACATAAAGACCAATAGCCATATCGGAACTAAAAATGCTAGGAAGAGTGTCGTCAGTGTCAACGAGTACACAACTAGCAAACTGCCGTATAGGAGTTCTAACACCAGCCATGACAGGCGTCGGAATGTTGATCTTGTGTTGGCTGATCGCGTCATAGTATTTCTTAACATACTGCATCCTTGTTTTCTCAGGATAGTCAGCGAACAGTGTGGCCGAGATCATCATGTACATGTCCTGCGGCGTCTCGTACAGTTGTCCTGTGCTTCTGTCCTGCACCAGGTACTTGTCACATATCTGTCTCAACCCCGCATACGTGAACTTGAGATCTCTGTCTCTCCTTATCCATGTGTTTAATTTTTTTATCTCTGTCTTGTTGTATTTCTCTACGATGCCTCTGTCATACACTCCCAACTTGATGTTTCTCAGTATCAGTTTCAGCAATGGAATGTATTCATACTGTCCGTGTGCTTCCTTCCTCACGTCATATGAGAGAAGTCTCGCCGCGGCGTACTGGTAGTTTGGAGTATCGAGTGTTATAAGATCATTGGCAGAACGCACAAGAACGTTTTGAATGTCCTTGGTAGTCATGCCATCATAGAATTGTATGTTGGCGTTCATCTCGATAAGAGAACTAGACACACCAGACAGACCCTCACAGGCCTCCTCAACGACGAAATGAATCTTGTTGATGTCCAATGGCTCTAGCCTCCCATCTCGTTTCTGAACTTGAATCAAAGATGAGTTTGTGTTTGGCATTAATGTTTTATAATTTTTTGTTTTGATTTTTGTTTTTGTTGTATCCATATTTATCTAAATTCAGTTTATATACTTTTTTGTTGTTTTTCTGGTTGCTTCATACGATAATAATCACAACGTCGTTTTGTGTTTTTTATTATGTACTAATATTAAAATAAAAAAAGTTTTTTGTCTATAGAAATCTAGATTACAACCAAAGGTATTATGCTATGATTGTGGTTTGGTAATCTATTGTGGCGTCGGTACCGGTGTTACTCGTGGTGTATTGAAAAGATACTGTGTTTGTTGCCGAACTTCCGTCTGTCTTCTGTGCCGCGGTCAGTTCAACACCAACGTCCGATCCGCTCTCTGTGAATGTGTCATCAAAACTCACACCATTTGTTGATGCACTGATAATAAGTTCACCTGTCCTGTCGTTGGTCCCCCTCACTATCTTGTACACAACTTTCAATCCCTTGCCTGCGAAAGCAGGATACTCGTTGATTGTGGTGGCCGACGATGTGTTGTCTGATAGTGTCTGTGATTTAATTGCCTTGCTCTGTATTGCGATGCCCTGTACCTCAGGTGCCGCGTTCAGTTCAGAACTGCCATCTGCCCTACGTAGGTCTGACCTCTCGAAGAAGTCCATGATGGAACTGCACTCGTCTTGATCGTACTGTAGCACAGGCACTTCTCTGATAGAACCCACCCCTTCAAAGTTGTTGGCAACGGTTGATGCGTACCAGTTACCATGTGATATGATGTTCCTTGATGGTGCCTCGACAGTCTGTTTTGGTTTCACGTAGATGGCCTGTTGCCCTATGTTGCTCCAACTGTTGCCAGAGAAGTGAACATCTCTTGGACCTATCGTCATACCATTTGTTGTAGATCCGTCCCATTCATCACCTATGATGGCACCGTAATACGCTGTGTCAAAATCACAGTTGTTGAACCTCACGTTGGTGACATCAAAACTCATGTCCACCAGTCTGGCGAACTTGGTGAATTGGCATTGGTTGAAGACGATATGTGAGCAAGGAAGTGCGGTCGTTGACCTAACTGTAACGCCTTTGGAATTTGAATTGTCAGCCGGGTTTGACGTTGCGTATGTGCCTTGGAACTTGCAGTTGTTGAAATACACTTTGGTAGCGTTGTCTATGGACACTCCGCCATATGCTTCCACGTTCCTGAACGTGATGCCTTCTATCTGTATCTGTGTTGGTGTCGTTGCACCTGCTGTTCCGATAGCACCAAAAACATTTTCTTCGTCATCCTCGGTCACAGCCACTGGTGCGTTTCCGCCTGACTGTCTGATTATGGTCTTGTCTGGCCCTTCGCCCACTAGGTGTGCGTAGGGTGGGATCGTGATGCTACCGTTGATCCTGTAGACACCGGCCGGGAAAAATAAAATCCTTCTTGCCCTCGGGTCGTCTAACAGTGCATCGGTGTCTGAGTATAATTCGTCTATGGCCCTCTGTATGGCCGCCGTGTCATTTGTGCTGTCATCGCCCTTTGCGTCGAACTGTTTAACTGATGCGAAGTCGTCAAGTCTCTGTTGCACTGTCCTTGTCACGTCGCCAGCAGATCCTGTCGTGATTGGTGTGCTGTCTCCTAGGTAACCCTTGTAGGTGTAGTTCACCGCTGTGGTGAAACTGCTCGAACCCTGTGTCATGATTTCAGTGTTGCCCACCGCTGGAGCACCATCTGACACTGTGCCGTTTCCTATGAAAAGTCTCTGTTCGTCTATGACCCAACCCAATTCACCCGCGGCTAGTTGTGGTAGGTCCGTACGTTTACCTCTTCTATGTTGAATCCTCGATATTTGAACAATGGGCACGATTAGTAGTTTCCTCTAAATTTTGTTAACATTTATTGTATTTATTAGAGAACAGACTTGTAGTATTGCTCCAACTTCTTGTACCACTCGCTGGTCCAGTGGTCGTAGTTGTCTATCTCGAATGTCTGGAATTCGTTGTTCTGTGTGCATATAAACACACGTCCGGCCTTGATGTTGGTGTCATACACCTTGTTGTGTGCCTCGCTGTAGGCGACCAACTGCATGAAGTAATCTTCTATCCACTCCTTCTTCTTGAGCTTCCTCGACTGTTTGAAGTCACATATGGCCGGTTGGCCCTTGTAAACCGCAACTAGATCTGTCGTTCCAGCGTACAGTTCTGGGTAGTGTAATGACACTTCTGATCCCCATACCTCACTGATGTCCTTTAATCCATTGTCAATTATCACATTGGCCATCGTGTGTGCCTTCTGCTGTATGAGATTCGATCCCGGGGTCCTGTCCTCGCCTTTCACATGCTTCTCGAGGCTACGGTGCATCACGGTTCCTATGTTGGCCGACTCTGTTGCAATCTGTTGTGCTTTTGCCTCTCCTATGCGTTTTTTCCATGCGTTGAGATGTGTCATGTCTTTTGTGGCGCTCAACACCGTGGTCACGCTGGGCACCAACCTGCCGTCGGGCGTTTGGTAATGTCGCTTGCCGTTCTTGCTCTGCCTGTTGAGCTCACCATATGGATACTTCTGAACGTAGGCTATGCCTTTGTTCTTAAGAACGTTTTCGGGTATTTTCATGTAGATAATTATACAATAATGAGTATATCAGATCAACCCCCTAAACCTTTTCCCATCAAAAAAGGACTTCCTTGCCAGCTCAAGTGGACACATAGCACGGTGTACCTTACCGATGGTGGCAGTTCAAGTTGCCATAGGGTCAATCAGGATCCACTTGAAGTTCGTAATGGTGAGTTGAATTTCCATAACCTGCCTGCCAAGTTAGAGGCCAGGCGAAAGATGTTGCGCGGTGAATGGCCGGGCAATGGGTGTGAACACTGTAAACACATCGAAGATGCTGGTGGAACAAGCGACAGAATGATACACCTTAACCTCGAGGGGACCACAGCACCGCCCGAGCTTGATAATGATCTGGAGGCGGTCGACGTTACACCAAGGCAGTTGGAAATATACTGGGGTAACACTTGCAACCAAAAATGTATATACTGCGACGCACACTACAGTTCCATGATACATCAAGAAGAAAAGAGATTTGGTTACTTCAAGAAAGACGGGGTGTACCTGGACTACGACAACTGGCGGATGAATCCAAAGATCGAGGAGCATACAGAGTTGTTGTTCAAATGGTTAGACAAAAATCTACAGCACCTACACAAGGTGTTTGTTATGGGGGGAGAGCCTTTCTTACAAAAAGAAACTTTCAGATTTATAGAACTTCTGGAGAAAGGCAATTATCCAGACCTTACTCTGGTCTTTTTCAGCAACCACAACATCGAATCCGAAAGGTTCAAGAACTGGACGGACAGGCTGGACAGACTCAACAAAAGTGGCAGGCTGGACAAGGTACAAATTTTCTTCAGTTGTGATGCATTTGGCAAAGAAGGTGAGTACGTCAGGACAGGACTAGACTTGAATGTGGCCCTGGGTAATTTCAAACATCTGCTGTACAACACAGACATAGACCAGGCAATCAACTCTGCACTGACTGTGACCGCCGTGCCTGGAATGCCAGAGATGGTCAGGCACATCAACAAGTGGTCCAAGGAAGTCAAACCTATCTACTGGAGCATGATGAAAGCAAACCAACATGACCAACCGCCCAGGCCTTACATGTATCCGGGCATCTTTGGCAGTAAGATCAATGACTGGGGACTCAGAGAAGCAGTAGATATGTTTGAAACGAAGACAGACGGCTTTGAGGATTCAGTGAAGCAGAACCACAAAAAGTTCATGCAGGGAAACATGATAGAATTTGATCAACGTGAACCAAGCCTTGAACGACAGAAGCAGTTCAAGATATACCTAACCGAACTTGACCGCAGGCGTGGAACTGATTTCACTAAAATATACCCTCAGATAGCAAGACTTTTAGAAAACCTCTAGCCTAAAAAACTATCTATCGATTTTTCAAGACCAGGGAGCAAGTTTCTCCAGGTGATCCCGGCACGATGTTTGTCTTGTAGGTCGTTGTATTTGATGAAACTCTGTAAGGTCTCTTTTTTGAATGGCATTGACTTGTCGTTGCTTTCGTGTAAAGATTTAATATGCGATTCAATTTGTTTTTTGTTGTCAACTTTATCCACTTTATGTAGTGAATCTTGTAGTTTTTTTGCCACGGACTTCTTGTACTCGTCAGGCAAAACAGAATAGTCACAGATCCGAGGCCCAGTCACTACACCGGTCCACCATACATCCACCGCAATATCATGTTGCTTTTCGAACTGTTCCACGTAATGCACTGTGTCAACCACGCTGTGTATGTTAAGCGACTAAAGGTTGGTCCTATGGTCATCCTGCACCTGTCATTAGTTTTCATAATGTCAGCGTAGAACTTCAAAGACCTTTCAATAACTGGCCATTTTGAAGGGTAGCGGATGTAGTCATTGACATCTCCTATTCCGTCCACACTACCATAAATGCCCATCATTTTAACTTTCTTCAGCCAAGTGATCATTTTTGGATTGGTGTTGGTCAGATTAGTCGTCAAGGTGACTGTCTTTTTTTGTAGAGTGTCTTTTTGAAAACAAAATTCCAACAATTCATAGAACTCCTTGATTGCAGTTGGCTCGCCGCCAACAACATTGAGGTCACTGACATTATCACTTACGTAGTTGAAGATGTCATTCTTTGTTTTTGGGTTTTTGAACCAGTCATAAACTATTCCCAATTCAGATGTCCAGTTGTTCACCACACCACCTTGCTTCTTGAGCCATTCAACAAATCCGGGCTCTTTGTCGCCTATCTTTAATAACTCTTCTCCTATCTTGTGACTGTATTGCTGGCTACACATCTTGCAGGCAAGGTTACAAACATTTCCAAAGTGTAGTTCTAGTTGTTCTATTTTGTTATTGACTTTGCCATCCACTGTGATTGCATTGTAATGTTCGTAGTCTTTCACGTTTCTCATGCTTTTGATACCTCTGTCCTCGAGGTCATAGCACCTCTTACAGATATCTAGCCTTTCACCCGCCAGCATTTTCTTTCTGGTTTCTATCATGTAATTGCTGTTCCAACTGTCTGAAATTTTATCTTTTGACAGGTTGTATTGGTGATACCCGTCGTTCTTTGTGATGTGTTCCGGAGACAGGCAACACACCTTAAAGTGTCCTGTGGTCTGAACGTACAGATGCTTCCAAGGATAGTTACAAAAAGTTTTTGGTGTTTTAGACATGAGTCAGTAGTTCCTCGGGTGTGGTATTGCTTTCAAACTTTGCAACAAAGTTGTGTTCTCGATCAAATAGATACTTGTTAAAATTCCAGTCCGGCTTTCCATATTTTTGAAACAGTACATGGTTGAGATCAGTCTTAAGACAGACAGGAAACTGCACCGCATACCTGTTCTGTAGAAATTGCTGTATTTCGTAATTGTCACCTGGATCCTGACCCCCAAATTCGTTTGTGGGGAGGGCCACAGGCACAATTTGTCCTTGAGAAAACATTTGTTGGAAATTTTCTATCTGGTTTGTGAATCCACAAAAACTTGCAGAATTGAAAACCACAACGGGTTTGCCATGGTATTGGTCCGATGATATCAGTCCCGTCGCATACGTCTCGAGCTCGAGCTCTATCAATTTATCCATGTAAGTAATTATTGTTTACTTTCGTCTGTTCATGGCTGACTTGGCCATCTTCTTAACCACGTCTGTCGACCCTTGGTTGTCGAAGTCCATGGCAGGATCCTTCTCTGCTTCTGCGTCGGTCTTGATCACTATCTTCTCTTGGTCAAAGTCTGCTACTACGTTCTGCAGGTCACCGTCCTGGTCATAGATCCTTTTGAACACGTCATAGTTGAACGCCGGGTAACCCGTGTTGCTCATGATTTGTTTCACTGCGTCCATGCTGATGTCTGATGGTTGGTCCTTCTCGTCAGCGTCGCCCTTCATGTTCATCAGCACGTTGATCAGTGCCGCTTCCATGTCGCCGTCCGTGTTTTTGAATTCGTTAAATCTCACGGGACTACTTCCCCGCTAATTTGCTGTACAGTCTGTTTGAAGTCTCGAATACTTCTCTTGATTCTCTCTGCTCTCTGCCTTCTGGTTCCGTGCCACCTGCTTCGGCATCAGAGGCTCCAAACTCATCTGTCTCTTCTTCGCCGCCTTCTGAGTCCAGTGAGTCTAGATCTGTGTCCATGTCCATCGTGTCATCGGCTCCCATGGGTTCTGAGGCAACTTCTTCTCCGGTCAATATTCTTACACCGTTGTCTAGCTCTTGTCTAGTTGTCGTTAAAGTCGCTTCTGCCTGTTCAATCGCTGGTTGGATCTTTTGCATGAAAGCATCTGCCTTGTCTGCTCCCATCTCGTCTCTGATTCTGTCTGCCAGTTCTAGCATTCCTTCTGTCTTCATAGATGCTAGATCTTCTAGGTAACCTGTGACCTTGTCCATCATGTCCTTGGCCGCTAGTATTAATTCTGATTGTTCTTCAACACCTTCTTTGATCTTTTCATTGTCAGTCACTATGTCTCCTATGATCTCTTTCTTGTCCTTGTCCTGTATGCCAGGTGCGTCTTGTATCTTTTTAACTAAGGCCTTAGTCTTGGGATCTGACTTCATCTCACCCGAGCCATATTCATTAATGGCTTGATTAACGATGTCAAGCATCATTTGGCTTTTCTGATACTCTTCGTTCTTAAGTTCCTGTCCAAAGTGGGTGTTCTGTGTGATGTTGTGTATCTTCGTCCTGATGTGATTGGCCGTGTCTTCTAACTCTTCTTTGGTGTATCTGCTCACATCAAGCGTTTGATTAAATCTTGATTCAAATTCTGATAGCAATGACTCTGTTGTAAGTGGTTTTGTAAGTTCTAAGCTCTTCATACTGTGTTTATTTATTATCTATGCACCGAACGTGTCGTTGAAAATCTGCTGTATTCTAGACTTGCATTCGTCCGCTAGGCGGTTTGCGACGTCTAATCTGTCCCAGTAAACATCTTCTGTCAGTTCGTCCTTGTCCTTCTGTGCCTCCTTTATCATGCGTTTGGCACTCTGGATGTCAAACAGTTGGCTTGCAAACTTGGTGTCGAGGTCCATCAAATTTTGTGGCACTGGTTTATTATCTGCTAGATGGTGTGCGACCAATATTGCGCTCTGTTTGAGATTGATATCTTCATACAGTATGTTAGCCTCCATCATGTCTGCTATGACATAAACGTACCTAGTGCCTGTCCACTTCTTGGGGACAATGGCTATGTTGCCTATCAGTATGCCTTTGGAAAACTGTTTTGGTAGATGGCGGAAAGGTCTCTTTGCCTCTTCTTTGCGGGCAAGGTCTTGTAACTTGTTCTTGAGGCCATAGGCCTCTATCTGTCTTACCAGTTCTGTGTTATTTTTTGACATTCCGCACGATCCTTATGCGTCTATTTAAAGCATATTGAGTATCCGTGTCAAGTTTTTTCCTTACAAAGACGGCCTTGTCCGCCAGTCGCTTGGCCTGGTCCTGCAGTTCCGGTGTGAGTTGGCTGGCCTTGAATGTGAGGCTCCAATGCTGTTCTATGAAACGCATCTCTGCGTCGGTTACGTAAACTTTCACCCTAGGTGCTATCTGAATGTACATATATTTTTGGATTGGTAAAAGTAGTTATGATTAGCCCGGCATCTTCATCAGGATCACAACTACTGTTGATAATAATCCTGCGACCACAGTGCCCGCTGTGGCAATGATTGTTTTTGTCTGTGATTTGTGACCTGCTGTCATTTCTTCGTTCATTTTGCCTAGACGAAGTTCTATAGCACTCAGTCTATCGTGTAATCCTTTGTATCTCTCTGAGCAAAGGTCCACGTGTGCTTCTAAGTTCTGTTTCTCTAAATCTGTTGTACTCATATAGTTTTTTATCTCATTTTTGAGGTTGCGTACCTCGAATATTAGAGCCTGTAAATGAGCCTGTGTCATCGCCTATGTGAGCCTTTGTTTTAGGTTAAAGTGCCTTAATCAAATATTATTTATCTGAAAAACCAGCGTATGAAAAGTATGTGTTTAAAGTGTTTAGATTCTGTGTGTCAAAAGTGCTGAACGGAAAAGTTGCAGTCTCCTTGCAGAAACTCACTATCGGCACCTGGTGGAAGTCGCCTACAAGTTCTAAAACTGGATCCGTCTCATCACCGTATATGCCGGTCTGTTCAACAAAAAATTGGAAGTGCCATGAATTGTGTGAGCCCTCGTAAAATGAACCAAAACCGGAATTTCCCAGAGTGTCGTTGATCCTCATGGGCGGCTTCTCCCATGTGATGTTGGTCCTTATCTGGAGCAGTTGCACCATGGTACTGAAGTTGCTGTTTTGATTTCTCGCAGTGGCCAGGGTATGTTTGTCGTGTATCACATCACCTGCTGGCGTCTTGAACGGGAACTGCTGTTTGAGGTTACCATTGTCCGTGATGTCTACCAGGGTATGTATCCTATATTCATACATCTATGCTTGTCCACTTACTTTGTCCCAATACAGGTAATCTGGTGCCAGAAACTCTTCGAGCCTTTGCTTCCATTTCTTGTTTTGCCTTAGGAACTTCTCTAGTTGGGCTTTGCCCTTGTTTTCCATCTTTCTGACGTTTTCATCTTGATGCCTATGATTTTTGAATTTCTTTAACCTGCCATACTGTAATAATTTCTGTTTCCTACAGAAGTTTGCGAACCTATCTGCCAGATCACTGTCCACCTTGATAAAGTGATCTACCTTGACTTGATCTAGTATCTGCCACTGGCTCGTAGTGAACCTGTTAAAGTGAGGGAAATAGTCTTCCATCAGTTGCTCGTTCTCCCACCAAGAGTACCAAGGAAGGTTATTCATCCACGATCTCACACCCGACCACCAGCGTTCTTGTGGGTTCCTCACCAGGGCAAAAATTGGTGAGTCATCTTTTTGGTCAGTATGCATGTGCCATCCCTCTGTCCCATACTCCGTGGACAGCCAGTTCCTCATGGTTCCACTGGCACAGCAGGTCTGGTCCAGGTACCTGAACCTTGTGATGTGTGCTGGGTGCGAGTCATCCAATCTGTAGATTATTGGAGTGATGTCTCTGAGTTTACTGTCTGGCGAATTTATGATGGCCAGGGTTTGTTCTATTGGTGTTGGCATGCGATTATTTAATCGTAAAAAAAGGGCGAACCTAGAATATAGATCCGCCCTTTGGTAATATCAATTAGATATTATGCATCACCTCTTTGGTCGAACATTCCGACGAAAGTGTCAGCGTCACCGTTCACGTGACCTTCAGGTAATAACGTTCTCACTTTAACGTGTACGTTACCAGCCGAGTCACTGATGTCAAGTGTTGCTAGGATGTCTGTCTCTAGGTCAGCCTCAGCGTCACCCACCACAGTTGCGTCAACGTCCATGTTGATGTCACCTGCAGAGTCAGCCGCGTTGAACTGTCCCGGTGTACCTTCGCATACGAACTGGTATGAGTCGATTGAGTCGTTGGCTTCGATCGCCGCAACTTCCGCCGCATCATTGACAGTGGCCTTTGCCGCTAATCTGTAAGAAGCGCCAAGTAGGGTACCGTTTCTGTTTACAACCTTTGTCACTTTGTCGAAAGCACTGTCAAGAGCTTCTGGCGTAGTAGCCGAAGCCGTGATGGCGTTGTCAAAGATAACCTCGATGAAAGTCAAACCTTTACCATTGAAAGACTGTCTTCTCGTCAAGTCAGTTGATCTGTTTTGTGTAATAGGCATTTTTTTTCTCCTCCTATACTAAACTATTAAGCATTTACACCAGTGTCCGAAGCACCTGTTGTGTTCGATGTCACTGTTGCACTTGAAATAGTTGCTGTGATTTTTGAGTTTGAGTTAAGCGCCTGGATCGCTGATTGGATAGCCGCCACAGTAGTCGTTGAACTTATAGTGTCAAGAGCGTCCGCTCTCACCATGTAAGTCACCTCTGTGTTACCGACAGCAAGACCACCCTTACCAATGATGTTCACACCTTGGTTTTGGATTGCCTCTTCAACTAACGCAAGGCCGGCCGTGTTGGCAGTTGCTAATGGATCAGTAGTCTCCGCGTTCATGGGATTGATGTAGTCAACTGTTAAGAATGCAACATCTACTCCCTCAAACTCGTTGTTCAAGTTAATTGCAAAGTTATTTTTAGAAATTGGCATTGTCTATGTCTCCTTACTAAAATTACTCTAACGTCGCTTTTCTCATCGCAAGGTTAGTAACGAAAGACGTTTCTGAACCCATGTCGATAGAGTCAACAGTTCCTAAGGCCTGTACTGCTGTGGCCAAAGTTCCTGCTGTTGCGTTTGCAGAACTTGTTGTTAATGTAAAAGTACCACCTGCACTTGCTGGTGATCCTACGAATTGGTCAGTGCCCTCAATTATGTAGTTCTTTTCTACGTTTGAGTTAACCAACGGACCCGCACCTACGATGTTTGCGTAGATTTGGATTGTTTTCTCAACCACATCAATGGTGCTGTCTTTGGCCGTCTTAGCCGCAACAGAACTTGGGAATGTTTGGTTCAAGAACTCAAGGTCTTTACCTAAAAATTCACCTGATGCTACGTGAGTTGTGTTGTTTTCACTTATTGCCATTTTTAATCCTCCTTTTTATCTGATTACAATGACTGTGACGTCGCTCAGACATCACGTTAAATGTATTTATTGGCAAATTTGGTAAATTAACCGCTAATATTAGGATTTTTGTTCTTCTTTACAGCATTTACACATGCAGTCAGGACAATCGAGGCACTCTGCACACGATCTCTCACAGTGGTGTTCACAACCACATTCACATACACATTCAATCATGCTGTTATTTAACTACCCCACAGGGTTGAATCTCTGCAAACATTTCAAACAGTCACAGGTCTCACAGTTCTCACAGTTCTTGCATTCTTCATCACAGTGCCGCTCACAAGAACACCTGTGGCATCGTTCTTCTCTCTTAGGCATTGATCTCCTTGAATTTTCTTTGTATGTCTGTGTTGGGCAACTTTGATTTGAGATATTGATTTATTTTGTCGATCACTTGTTTTTTTGTCCGTTTGTCTAGATTACCATAGTTGGCCACCGATCTGCGCAGGTTACGATAGTTGGCGTCGTTTATGTTCAATGACCTCTCCAGCATGGAAAGGTTACTATAATGATCTTCGAAACTTCTGAGGTATCTTCTCACGGCCATCACGGGCAATGTTTGCCTTTGCCTCATGGCCTGTGCCTGGTTCTTGTTCTTGAGTTTTTTAGTGATTTCAGGGTCTCCCGACACTATTGCCATCATGTTTGCAAGATCATTGTTGATCATCCTCACCTGGTCAAAGGTGCCCTTTGCCATTGTCTGGTCTGCGTACATTTTGGTAAAAGACTGTGTCTGTTTCAACTGACTCATCAAGGCCAGTGCTAGGAAACTCAGATAAATTCTCTCTGTGACTTCGGGAAAAGTGAATCTCTGCAAGTCATTATGCCGTCTTATCACTTTACCCTCAGATACATACTTAAGAAATGGTGTTAGCATACACATATTTATAGACGACATGCAACGTAACTTTATATTGACCGACGTGATGAAGACAGGAGATCACCTGTCATACGAAAGATTCATTGACTACAACACAATGGAAGGACAGAAGTTTGACTACACAGGTGAGTATTACACACTGCATGGTTTTGACTTAGACAGTTACGATCGTAGGTTTGCGTTCATAGACTCGCAGATACACAATGACAGGATGATAGGCAATCAAGCATACAAGGATGACCTTGCCAGGCGCCTAGAGTTGTTGCACCAACAGGGTTTTGTATTCATAAAGGCCTGCCCATGGGAGTCGCAGGAAAACATAGACACAAATACATTCCTTGCAGGCAAGCCTATGCCCGAAGTTGATATTCCTTATCCCTACATGACATGGACCGGAGGCGTGTCATGGTTCTGGTATTACATGTATGACAAGCATCATGCCAACTCATTGAAATTCACACACCGGCACAAGACACATGATTTCTTGTATCTCAATAAGGGTGCGAGGGCACACAGAGTAAAACTGTATGACAAACTCTTGTCCACTGGCGTACTCGATAACAGCATACACACTTTCATAGAACGTGTGCCACCAAGACGACTGGATAAAAAATACGAGTTGCCTGGAATAGATCCAGCAGACTATCCGAGGTGGGGCAAAGATCAAGACATCTATGAGCCACCATACAACGATACTGCGTGTTCGCTGGTGTCAGAGACCAACGACTCAAACAACGAAGTCTTTATGACAGAAAAAATATGGAAACCTATCATGGCGCAACATCCTTTCGTGGTGCATGGGAACCATCTTTACCTACAAAAATTAAAGGAGATCGGATTCAAAACTTTTGGATCTTACTTTGACGAGACTTATGACCTAGAACAAGATCAAGACAAGAGAATAGACAAGATAGTAAATCTATGTAAAGATCTACTTTCAATCAATTGGCAGGATCTATATTTGCAGACACAATCACTACGCCAACACAATTACAATACATTATTCGATAAAGATAAAATGTCGAAAGAAATTAATAAAACTTTAGATCTATTTCTTGAATTTGCTGACAGCAGTCAAGTTCCTTCTTGAGAATCCTAATCTATCTACAAGTTTCACGGCATTACCTGTCTTGTCCACAGCAACAAATCCTTCAGGCTCTGTGACTTCTAGGCCACCGTCCGTTTGTTGGAAAGATCCTATTGCCTGTGCTTGGTTCATCTTCTTCAACACAAAGGCCTTCATCGTCTGCACTGCCTTATAAAAAGTCAACATTGCCTGCAAAGGTTTCTTAGCCCTGTTCAGGAAAACAGGCATCTGCTTCATTTTATCTTGCCTTAACTGCAGGGCTTTCTGGGCCTTGAGTCCAGATATCTGCTGTTGCATCCTATCTGCGTAGAATTTTTTGAATCCCTGTAGGAACTGATTGACGTTGCCAGGCAACTGCCCTTGTTTGACCATTGCATTGATATACATCTGGAACATGGGAACAAAGTCTTGATTCTGTCCTAACACGCTTGATAAGTTCGTAGGCACTGCGTTCAGCAACGTTTCTAATTTTTCTATACCGCTAAAGAACTTCTTGGTCTCGTCGTTTGTAAATTTTGCACTGCCAGACACATCCTTGTAGGTTGCATTGTCAAAGAACACGTCAGGACTTTTTGTGAATGAATCAACGTCCGCTCCTGCTTGAGCATTCATGTCAGCCAAAGAGTCGCCAACATAACTTGTATGAAATATAATTCCAACTTTCGCTCTGTCTACCTGTGCCCCGAGGCTTCCTTGTTCAGGTACTGCATAAGTGATCGTGTTCGGCGTAAATGTTATGTGGGGTTTGCCGTCTACATTTTTCCTAACTATGTCTTCGTCTGTGAAAAGTAAATCACCTTGCACAACTCCTCGGATGTTCAGTTTCTTTAGATGAACGAGACACTTCAACAACTTCTGGCCAAGATCTTCGGTTCCGTGATTCTTAGCGATGTCTTTTTTAGTGTAATTGATTTTGGCATTCTGAGCAAACACTGACTTTGTGCCAACGAAAAATTTTCCATTTGCAGGATTGGTTCCACAGACCACAGCAGGTGCTCCGTCCCACTTCACGGACACGCTCATTGCTTCTGAACTGGTCCCCTTCAATGTAAGCAACAGTCCTCTGAAATACTCCACAACGGCCTTGCCACCTTCGTAACCATCGGTAATGATGATGTCTTCTATGTGTTCTAGATGGGTCCTTTTAAATTCAGTAAGGACGTCTTCGATGAGCATAATTAGTCCTCGTTGTATTCACCGTCAATTGTCTTGAGGACATTTTTCTTGATGTCTTTGTTCTCCTTGATTCTAGCCACTCCTTTTGAGAATTTTGAGCTGTCCATGGCTTTCATCGATGAATAGAATTTTTTCTCTAATTTGAATGCGGTGTCCTGGTCAAAGTTTTCGCGAATGTAGGTCATTAGCCTAATTGCTGAGTCTAAGATGTGTGAGGCACGGCTCTCGACCACTTCTTCTTTGTCTCTTTTCAAAGGCATAGAACTCAACTCTTCTAATAAACTTTTAGTATGTTTTTGCATTCTAATGGTATTTACTATCAATTGTACTACAATTAAAGCAAATGTCTACTGGTTATTTTGTTTAAATGCGTTCGTCCTATAACTAATTTACAATGTATTCAAAAAAACAACTGTTCCGGCGTATGTATTCACATCCTGACCCAGATATTGACATGGAGGGCGAGTTTTGGCCAATGATGGGTATATTGGCCACTATACTTGGCCTGTGGACAGCGTTGGTGCATTTGATAGACTATCTGACCTTCGATAAGATTCCATGGTGGGCGGAACCTTTCACTATTATACCGTTGTTTTTGGTTATCATTATGAAAGAACTTTATAACAGTCTCAATCCATTGCACTGGTGGCCCATGTTTTGGGGGTACCAGGTCAAATTGCCAGACCAAAGTCGGATCACTATCAGGCCACTCGACGAGGAGGCCATCTATAAGAAGTATGGGGGCAAGTTCAACGTGTTCATAGTCGACTACGAACAGATCAAGTTCCGCAAGAAGAAAGACGCGGTATACTTTGGACTCACTAATGTTATTTCTTAGTGCTAGGCATGAAAACAGCACCATGAACTTGGTCATACAACTTTAACTTGTCTGAAAGTTCCTTGACGATCTGTTGGTACTCGCTTACCTGTACCTGGAGATTGCCTACTTCTCCTTCTAGCATTCTTATTTTTTGTTGTAGGTCTTCCATTTATCCTCCTTTGTTTTTTAATAGATGTAATAGTTCCTGAAGATACACTTCATGATCTAGTTTTTTGAATGATTTTGTAAAATCCAACTCTTTGTAGAATCTATCCCTTGCACCTTTATCAAAGGTAGAGTCGTCTAATTTCTTACACACGGTGTCCTTGCCAATTTTGAGATTACTCAACTTTTCTTTTATGAATTCCTTCTGTCCTGCATTAAAAATCGAGAAAGAGTAATGCTGTGGGGTGTCCACAAAATTCAGCATCCATACCAACTTGTTCTGCATCAACCATTCTGTGAGCTTGGGTAGGTGCAGTACGTTTAGGCAACTGATAGAGGGTGCAATCATTAAAGTGAAGCATGATTCTTTCTGGAGTGCCTTCATTTCTTTCAAATTTTCTTCGACGTCGTGCCACCTGCCGTTTGACCTAATATATTCAAAAAGGTCACCAGTTGCGTCAATGCTTAGACACAAATCTATCTTGTTGAAATGCGTGGAGATTTCTTTGAGCTTGTCCGGCACAGGCACGGTCCCGTTGGTGACGTAGGCCAGGCTTATTTTTTTAGACATGCCTTTCTCTACTAGATGTTCGAGTACATTCAAGTGGTCAAAGTTTTTGAAGGGCTCGCCTCCCAGCACCTCTATTGTTTCTAGGTGCGTCAGGTCGTTAGCCAGTATCGATTCTACCGGAGTCCTTTTGTATGGTTTTTTGTCTAGCATCTTGTCACCAAGTTTGGCTTGAAACTCGATCCACAAGCCAGAACTGATTTCTGGCTGACAGGTTCTGCAGGCAAGGTTGCATACGTTGCCGGAATCTATCACGAGGTGCTTCAATTGTTTACTTTGGTTCTCCTCCTCTGTCTCACTTTCTGTTTTGTGTTTTGAAAATTGCTGTCTTTTAGACACAACACCGTTTTTTTCACAGGTCCAACAGAAATCGCAGAGTGGATTTTTGATACCATTCGCGAGATCTTCCCTGAGAGTCTTTAACTCCTTGTCGTTGTTCAGTGCATGATGGCTGTCAAATTTGTTTTGAGATTTTATGTGACAACACACGTGCCCTTGTCGGTAGTCAAACCCTGCTGTAGCCAGCGAACAATATGTGTCTCTATTCATTCCCATGGAATTATTTAACATGGCGAAAAATATTAAATTTATTTGCCTTGTCCCCTATAAGACTTGTAAGATCTCTTCTTGTGCTTGTTCATAGAGCTCATTTTTATTCGACTCTTGTTCTTGCCTTGTGAAGTCTTTTTGGGTCTTCCTGGTGTGTATCCAGATGTGTTGTGTATAGCCATGTTGTTATTATATAGTAGACACAATTATCGTCAACCTGTATAATGTAAATACAAATATGATCAAGTTCGCCCTCAAGTGTGAATGTTCCGCCAAGTTCGAAGGCTGGTTCCCAAGCAACGAAGACTACGAAAACCAGTTGGCAAAGGGACAGTTGTTATGTCCCATGTGCGACAGCACCCGAGTGCGTAAAGACATAATGGCACCCGCGGTTGGTAAAAAGTCCACGGCGAGAAAACGAGGCAAGGCCAAAATGGAAGAGCTCACAGGAGATCAGATGGTTATGGGAGGACAGGCCCGGACACTGCTGAAGCAGATACAGAATCATGTGGAGAAAAATTTCGAGAACGTTGGTAAAAAGTTTGCTCGGGAGGCCAGAAAGGCACACAATGGTGAAAGGAATCTGGAGTTCTATGGCAAACCCACAAAGAAGGAAGTCACTGAATTAACAAATGAAGGCATAGACCTGTTCGCGGTGCCCAAGGTCAAAGACAATTAGTCGCAAGAACACTGGCTTTCCTAGCCGGTTGACTTTATACACTTCTTAGTATATAATTGTAGCATGATTCGTAGGATAACAGAGATTGAAACTCCGGCGCATCGTAAATTAACAAACAAGGAAAGAGGAACAATATGCTAAAAGGTATGTTTAATACACTTTTTCCAACTACTAAGAAGGAAAATAAAACCATGGCAAACTCAACTCAATACGTTGTATACACAAGAAACTTCAGATCAAGAGCGAAGCAGATTGGTGTATTCGCCGAGCCGGCTTCTTCATACAAAGTGAATGGTGAAGTACACGGTGGTAAAATCAAGTTCAAAAACCTAGCAGTAAAAAACACTGCAAGAAAGACAGCGACTAACAAGTTGTTATCTAAAGGTATTGATTTTACAGTAGAAGTTTTAGGTGTTGCACCTAAGAACTCTGCATTGACTATGAAGTCAAACATCATTTCTTTATTAAAGAAATCAGGCAGAAAAGTAATCAACTACTCTGCTTAATTCCCAATAGTTAAGTTGTTGGAGTGGGCGATAGCAATATCGCCCTCTCTTTAAAGACATAAGTAAAGATGAGACAAGAGTAACAAGACAAGACGCAGAAGACATAACAAACCTCCCGCCCTATTTTAGATACAGACTACCTCATAAAATTAACAATAACGAAAGAACAAACATGAGCAATCAAGGAACAGTGAAATGGTTCAACGCCTCAAAGGGTTTTGGATTCATCGCCTGCGAAGACAAGGATGTCTTCGTACACATCTCAGCAGTGGAGGCCTCAGGCCTGAACTCGTTGAATGAAGGTGACACTATTACGTTTGAAACACAGGATGGTCCTAAAGGACCTAGTGCTGTGAATCTATCAGTAGCGTAAATTTAGAGTATAAAAGGGGTGGTAGGCGACTATCGCCCTTTTTTTGTGGCCGTTAAATACTTTGGTAAAAAAAGTAGAAATTAGAACAGATGATTTGAATCGTCTGTGAAGATACTTTCAACACCGGGCTTAATCCAACCATTGGAATTAATCAATGCAGTTTTCCTGGTGTTGTATTGTTCGGCCCAATCATCGCCTGGAGCCGTCCCAGCACCTTTAGTTCCAAAATCGAAGGTATATTTCAACTGAGTGTTGTCTCCGTTGTCGTCAGCGACCAGAGCCCATTGCACATTAGTGCAACATTCGTCTATCACTGCCAATGCCTCGTCTGTAAAAAAGAATGTCTTCGCCGCATCTGTGTCTGCGAAAGATTGTTTTGTCGCCCAATCATGACTAGGTTGACTGATTATTTTGGTATTTTTGTTATATGTACCGAATAGGTTATCTGAATTTGGCATATTTTTAAAACTCCGTTTTACTTGCTGTATTTACCATAATACACCACATTATCCGCTTTGGGATATGATCTCCATGGATCAAACACGATGGTTTTTGCGTCACAGGTGAAATTATCACTTTCATGCACCCTTACAATCACCTCCACAGGGTTGTCAAATCCTTCTACTATCTGTCCACCGTGCTTTTGCACGTAAAACTGCACCAGCAGGCTATACGAACCATCGGTCATGTCCGTGTCCGGCTTGTATGAATCTGAGCTGAACCATATGTTTTTTCCATGTTTCAATATGGCCAGAGCCATGTGTTCGGCCTGCTTTTCTCTGGCTGTCATTATGCTTCCAAACAGATCATATTGGAGGTCCAATTTCTTTGCCAGCCATCTTAGAGCAATGTTATCCCTGGGATGGCAGGAGCCACCGTCACCCATCCCTGGTTTCATGTACGCATCACTGGTTATACGTTTAGAACTTTTAGAAAGTGCATCTGTCACCACGTCAACATTCACATTGCCTAGTTTTTCTGCCACGTCCTGTATCATGTTGACCAAAGCAAGTTTGTTGCTGATGAAAGTGTTGTAGAATATTTTCATACTTTCAACTTCTTCCCAGGTGCCTGTCTCTATCCTAGGATAGTTTTCACAGACCATGTTGTAGAAGTTTTTCAGTATTTCTGTCCTGTATCTGCACAAGGGACCTTTATCTCCCATCTCTGTGCCTATCATTATCATTTCTGGATTGACCATATCACTCGCAACAGTGCCCATCGCTATAAGGTAAGGGTTGTAAACCAAACCCACGTTTTTGCACAGTGGTGACAACTGGCTACGGATTGTGCCAGGCAACACCGTGGATACCAACACGACTATTTGATCTTTGTGGCAGACGTCATTGATCCTGCCGAGAGTTTTCTTGACGGCATCATAATTGAAGTCCTTTACTTCTTTATGGCTGGTCGGTTCTCTGCCATCATACCCTTCCTCGTGTGGAGTTGGCACCGCAATGAAAATGATGTCTCTGTCATGCACAGCCTCCTTGAGGTCATTCTTGACCTTTATCAGTTTGCCCGACTTGGGTTCGGTGTCATAGCCGGTCACATCAAATCCTTTTTGTGCTATTGCTTCTGCACACGGCATGCCTAACTTGCCTAAACCAACAAAGGCTATCTTTGTGCCATAAATTACTTTGTGTCCAAAGAAGTCGTCCAGTATTCCCATTATGCCCTTTCTAGGTCACAGGTCACGCAGTGGGGTCCACCGCCCAGTGTCCTTGATTGTGTGAGCGGAACTTCTATACAGTTGAATCCCTCCGCCCTCAGTTGTTTGACCAAATCTTTCTGCACGGGATCTATCATCACGGTCTCCTCGTCTATGCTGAGTATGTTCATGCCGATCCATTTTGATGCGTAAGGAAATTGTGAAAATGAACCGTCGGCCATGTCATGCAACCATATCTTCCTGTATGATTTAAGGAAGTCTGGCAGTTGGTTTGTGTTTTGTACCCTACTTGCATTTATCATGACTAAATCTTTTTTCAGTGACGTCAGCGTTGAATCGATGTGTGAATGTGTGTAAACCTTGTCCCACACTATTACTTCGAACTCGTTGCCAACTACTTTTTGTAACCACTTGGCTCCTATGTAATTTGACGTGCTGGTCTTCATGTACAGCAGTTTGTCATTGAATTTCAAAACATTGGCGGCGTCAAAGATAGGATATCTCTCTGTTAGTTTTATCTTGTTCAGGCCCATCACGCACTCCGCCGGTTCCATCCTTGCTCGTGGTGCCGCGATCCATCTGCATCCGTCCCGCATGGCCTCCTGCTTTATCACATCATAGGCATCAAACTCCCTATACCTACTCACGAAAGGTGTTGGACATTCTATGGCCATGTTGCCCACAGTGAGTATGAGATCCCTCGGAGAGTAGGAGTGCATACCTGAGGTCATATGTTCGTAGTGAGTCACTGTCCTTTTGTAGTCGAGGATTTCTGGACGGAAAACTTTTACGTCATTGTCTTCCAGGAGATCCTTCATTCGCAGTAGGTCGTCGTTGGCCTCCTTAATGACCGATCCCGATATCGGTCCCTTGGAAATTTTGCCTGGGTGCGTGTTCAAGTCTGCCAGGCGGTCAAAGAAGATGTCTCCTGTGGGCCAGTTGGCTCCATGTGGCCTGCCCAGTATCACAGACTTCAATCTGTCGTATTCGTTGCGTGTGGAAATTTTCATGCTGGTATTTAATATAACACAAGTTGGTGCTACAAGCAAGATTTTATTGCCACCTAAGACAACCACAGGTAATTACCAGTGTATGAAGACCATAGGATTCTTTGGAGACAGTTTCTGCGCCAGGAACCAGCCCGAGAGCTGGTGCAACATCCTGCAGGAGAAGTTGGGTTGTGCGAGGCCACGCTGGTTTGGTCAACCGGGTCGTAGCATATGGTCCACCTTCATGCACTTCAATCATCTCATCAAGATGGATCGCGTGCCGGACGTCAGCGTGTTCTGTTGGACCGAACCCTACAGGCTTTACCATCCCAGTTTGATACTGAGCGCCAACACCCAACCCATGGAGGGTGTGGACCCAAAGGTGTACGAGGCACTGGACGACTACTGGAAGTACCTACACAGTTATGACAAGGATGAGATGAGTTACGAGTACTCAATACGGCATTATGACGAGCATGTTCTATCCAAGGTCCGGGGCGAGGTTATACAGATGTGGAGTTTCAGGCCATTCGAGACAGCGGGCAAGGACGCAGGAATCAAACTAACCACTGGCACGTTCATAGACGAGAGCATTTTTGCATTCAGTGGTGGTAAAGACAGTTGGGGCCGTGGCACGATAAATCACATGACCGCAGAACAGAATCAACAGTGGGCCGACAAAGTTTATTTACAGATTCGCTAATGGCTCGCTATTGGCTCGCTATTAGGCCTTTGATTTTTTTAGATTATTTTGAGTAGTCTGGAAGAGGTCCGCCGTACTTCTTGCCCTTGATACGTTTTCCCGACACCTTCATGGTCTTGCCGCCCACCTTCTCTTTGCGGTTGCCGGTGCGTTTCATTTTGCCCTGTGACTTGCAACTGCTGACCCATGATGCGGGCAGGCTGGACATGGGCTTGGAACACACGCCCTTTGGTGCAGGTCCTATGTTTTCGTCTGTGTTGTAAATTTCGTAGATCCTCATTGTGCTTGTATTTAACACATCTATTGGGGTCGAGTTGATCTAGTGCAAGACAACGCAGGCGATCTGTAGTGCGTTTAGGTCTTAAGTGTAGGCGTATAAGGTTTAACATCAGTTGCTGTAAGGTTAGTTGTAAGGTGTAAGGTACAATAAATATCAGTATGAAGATAGCAGAATTGGTAATAGCACCAAAAGAATCTAAAGATACTACATCTTGTGGCACAACATCTAGTGCCATCAAAGGAGGCCAGACACAAGATATAGTATCACAAAATATCGTGCCAGAAATGGTGAATGGTGAAATTGAATCACACCCAGACCATTCCGCCATTGCGGAAGGCGTCAGCCAAATCTTCAGACGAAAGAAGGGCGGTGCTCCTCAGAAAGGGTTCAGATGTAGTTCCGGACCTAGGAAAGGTCGTATCGTAGCCAAACCCAGCACCTGTTTCCAGAAATTGGATCCGGTCAAGGGTAGTAAGATCAAAAGGAAAAGAAAACAGAAGGCCGCGATAGCAGGCAAGAAACTGGCCCAGACCAAGAGATCAGGTGCGGGTTCGTTGAGGTTGAAGGGTGCTCAGATCAAGAGAACCAGCCAAAAAGGACCAAGTTTCAAGGGCAAGTTGAAAGGCAAGGCTCCTGTGAAATCAAAAATAGTCCGTCCGAAATAAGAACAGTTTGGAAATTTTGGTTAGTCGTCTAGTTTGATGCCATCATCCTCCAAGGCCTTGGCTACCACGTCTCTCGGACTATATGTCCATACCGTGAAGCCAGCGGAGTTCATCTCGTCCTGGTCCACCACTGCCGTTATGCCCGATGCCTTGAGGCTAGAATGGATGCTGGGTACGATGCTCCTGTCCATGTCTAGATCCCAGTCACCTATGTCGGCAACCTGGAAATGATGTTTATGAGTTTCTGTCATTTCAGTCCTCCCAATTTGTAGATTGAATCTTTTGTTAATGTGTGAATCTCCTCATAGAAAGAAGGTCCCCACTCCTCGTTTTTTGTCTTCTGCTCTATCTTGCCAGCGGTAATGATGCCCTTGTAGATCACTGAAGCAGGATCTGGACTTGTCTGGTCTCCACCACCTGCCACTGTAAGAAATATTCCAAATATAGTTTCTAATATCATCTGAACTTACTCTCCAAATGTAATAGGTGCTCACGGCACCAGTCTTCGATCTCTTCCTTGGCTGGTATGATCTCGGCCTCCCTGTACCCGTATCCAAGGCACACATCATGGAATCTCTTGCCAAATGTTTTAGGTGACATCAGGGCGTCATCTCCCCATTGTGTCATGCCCTCCAGGTAGTCACCCTTGATATAAGTCTCAGTCATCTCCTCGAAGATGTCTTCAATTGATTTTGTTTT